AAATCTTAATTATAAGACCAAGTGGACCAAGGAGCAGAAAGGCTGGGTGGATATGCGAGATGACCTCGATGCAGCGGCCCAGGGCTTCAAGAATGACCGGCAGCTGAAGAAAGAGCTGAGAGGCCCCTTCGATCAGCAGGTCAAGCCCATTGCAGACCGCTGGGAAAAGAGGAGAGCCGAGGGTGCATCCAAGGAAGAACTGACCAGCATCGCCAAGGAGTATACCGATAAGTGGGATTCCCTGAAGCCTCAGCTGGAAAAGACCGTGCGCCAGGCGTATGTGGATCAGTACCATCACTGGTACAAGGCCAACGCGGGCAAGTACGGCTTTGAATACAATTTCTCCCCCAAGCAAGAGAAAACAAGGAAGAGTGATACCATGGATGAAATCTATGAGATCGATGAGATCGAGAAGGGTTCCGGGGAAATCATTCTTGACCAGAAAATGCACGATGATGTGCAGGATATCATGAACGATATCCTCAGCGATTACCCCCGAGAATTAACACAAATGCGAACTGCAAAGTCCATGGACGACAGCAGAGCTGTCCTGTTCATCGGCCTGCAGATCAGCGGCGCCGATGCACTGGCCATCGATGGCGGCGAAAAGCCCGAGGACTTCCATGTCACCCTGGCATACGGCCACTTCGATACCCACGGCCACGACGAGGACGATACCTCCGTTCGTGTGCAGCACGCCATTGACGATATCCGGGATCTGATTCCCGATTCCATCCACTTCGATGCACAGGGCCGTTTCGAGGCTTCTGAGAGCTCCGACGGCAAGGACGTAATCTACGCCCAGGTTGCAGCCGGACAGCTGGAGAAGGTCCACGACGGCCTCCTGGATGCCCTGAAAAAGCACGGCATCGAACTGGAGGGCACATTCCCCACCTACAAACCCCACATGACCCTGGCATACATCGAGAAAGGCGCGGAGTTCGAGCTGAAGGAGCTTGACGCTTCCGGTACCGCCACCAAGGTCATGATCGGCCACGGCTGGGAATCCACGAAAGAAAACAACTACACCATCACGAAGATGGACGATGACAAGCGGCTGGTATTCGGCTGGGCATCTATTTCCTTCACCGCTGCTGGTGAGCAGCTGGAAGACCTGCAGCATGACATCATCGACCCGGAGGATCTGGAAGAGGCCGTATATGAGTACGTCCTGAACTTCCGTGATACCGGCGAGGAGCACCGGCCCCACCTCCGCAAGAAGGGCAAGCTGGTAGAGAGCTGCGTCTTCACTGCTGAGAAGCAGAAAGCCATGGGTCTGCCGGAGGGCATCCTGCCCGTCGGCTGGTGGATCGGCTTCAAGATTGAAGACGACGAAGCCTGGGAAAAGGTGAAGAACGGCACCTACCGTATGTTCTCCATCGAGGGCAAGGCACAGCGGGTACCCGTTGAAAAGGCCGCTCCGGAAGAGATCGAACCGACTGTCATCAAGGCAGACGCGGACCGCTTCGACCACATCGAGGAGTTTGATTTCCCCTGACTCGGTTGAGAAGTTCAACCCCTACCATGACCAGATCGGTCGCTTCACCGACCCGTATCATTTTGTAACATTCACCTCACAGACGAGAGATCCCAACAAGCAGCACTGGGCGAACAACGCCACAACGCGGCACCAGCAATGGCTGGCTTCGCAGAAACCGAAGAAGACCTATGACCGGCTGGGCTTCGCGGATCAGGACGACGCGGCCTACCATCAGCTGTACAATGGGCGCCAGTATTACGCACAGCAGAAACTGGACTCCAAGCAGCTGAAGGCCGCGGCCAACTACCTGGAAGCCAAACCGGAGCCGGGCAGCCTGTACTCCCACAGCCAGAACATGAACTACATGATGGCTATGGGGCAGCAGCTCACCGGGAAGTACAAGCAGACCTATGACGGCATGATGTCGGCGATGCACAACATCGGCTACAATGTGACCCTCACCCGATACGACCACGCGGGCATGGTCAACGGTCTCCTTCAGGCGGTCGGTGCTGGATCCAACTATGAGAAGCTGTCTGCTGCGCAGATCAAGAAGGCCCTGGTCGGTAAGACGTTAGGAGAGAACAAATTCCTCTCCACATCCTACAACGACTTCAAGAACGCCCCGCAGAATACGAAGCAAATCTTCGATTCCCGGGCGGTCAAAATCAATTACAAAGTCAAGGCCAACACCCAGGCGATGATGCCAGGGAAGGGAGCTGGCGGCGACTTCGGCGAAATCGTCCTTGCTCCTACCAACGGGAAAGCCAATAAGGGCGGCACGATCACAGATGTGCGATTGACCGGCCAGATGGTCCGAAGGCAGGGGACACAGAGCTACAACCAGCCCCGCATTGAGATTGACATCGAAATCGGATAGAGAGGAGAGATCGCCATGGAAGAACATACATCCCGTGCGCCGGAGGAAGGCCCTCACGGCGTCGATAGATGGACCTCGAACGGCTACGGTCTGACCATTGACGGTATCGAGGTCAAACCTACAGCAAAGGAGAATGAACATGGCAACATTGCTGAAGAACATGAAGCTCACGAGCGTTGACCTCGTGGGCCGGGGAGCCAACCAGGAGGCACACATTTCCCTGTTCAAGGGACTGGATGCCGACCCTGTGGAAGATCCCACCGTAGAGGCCCCTGGAGCGGTCAGCAAGGCCGACCCCGACCGCTTCGACTACATCACCGAGGCGTTCCCCTGACTCAGTAGAGAAATTCAATCCGTTCCATGATGCCCTGGGCCGCTTCGCCAATAAGATGGGCTTCAAGACGTACTCAGCCAATCCGAAGCTGAAAGCCGCGCAGCCTTCCATTATGCGTGCGCATCAGGCGGGCCACGGCCGCGTCCTGAATGCCCACCGGGAATCCAAGGGCGAGAGCATCACCCAGAATGCCCACTGGCTGCAAACCGGCCAGAAGCCCGCCGTGCCGGCCGCTGTCAGCAGACAGCGGTACCAGCAGCGGAAGCAAAGGCAACAACAGCAGGCCCAGCAGCAACAACAGAATCAGCAACCGCAACAACAAAAACCCCAGCCCCAACAACAAAAACCCCAGGTTCAATCACAGAACCCAAGCGCAGGTGTTTCCTCCGGGAAGGCGGCCAATGCCGTCAACGGGCAGGATTTGTCTGGAAAGTTCCAGTTCAGCAGAAGCTCAAACGATTACGCTATTGAGCAGGTCATCAAGGCCCAGGGCTTCGATGGCAAGCCGACGCTGACCAGCGACAAGGCGGCCTTCTCACAGGCCTGCCAGGCATCCAACTTCATTGCCAAGCGCGGTGTCGGTGCTTCCAATCAGCAGACCCTGAATGCCTATGACCAGAACCTGAAGACCGGCGAGTTCTACGTGAAGTGCTCAGGCGGATCCGTCCATGGTTACGGGATGTATGCTGCATCGGTCGCGGTAAAAGGCAGCAGAGCAAGCTCCGGTATCAATGATGCCGAGAGCACAGCGAAGGCCTATTGCCGAGGGAATAACGCCCAGAAGATCTACACCATGACTCTGGATAAGAGCGCCAAGGTCGGGACAGAAACCCAGCTGAAGCGACAAATGGCCAGGGATACGGAATTCCAAAAAGCCTGCAACAACAGCGGCATGAACAGCCGGTACACCTATGACGTGGGTGTCTATGCGGCCTACAAGGGATACGATGCCTACATAGCAGGTCGCGGGCGGTATTCGTCTGATGGTTCGTCATCTGACTACACCGTTATCCTGAACCGCTCAAAGGTCATCATCTACGACCCGACTGTGTAATGGCTGTAAAAATTCTGTGGTAACGCAACCTTAATTCTGGATTGTTGCCGTAAAATTACTGTGGAGGAACGGAGGAGATAGTTATGGAGCTGTTCGACCTCATATCCGGCACCCTTGCCGAAGACGAGAAAGTGAACACCCAGAGCGTGGAAAAGGCAGATAGCGATCTGACCTTCAAGCGCGACGAAGATGGTGTCCTCTGGAGCTACGACGCATCCGGCAAGAAAGTCGGTCGGATCTTCGAGCACGGAGACAATGACAACATCGACGAGATCAAGGAAGTGTAACAACCGCCCGGGGCAACCCGGCACCACCAAATGGAGGACATATGAACCCTGAAACCAGACCCGAGCTGGAGCAGCTGTTCAAAAGCATCCAAACCTTTGAAAGCCTGCAGATGGCTGCGGATAACCGGGAAAAGATGTACCGGTATAACGATGCACTGATGCAGTCCCTCTACAGCATTCTGGAGGATCAGGAAGCCGATGAACAGACCAAGCTGCAGTTCCTGGATGATACCCTGAGCCAGTACGCGGCAGCCATGAAGGAGCTGTTCCCGAAGATCATCGCAAAGCCGGTCCAGAAGGCTGAAGCCGAGGACCAGTTTGACGTGATCGAGGAAGTGACGAAGTTTAACCCCTATCACGACGAGAAGGGCCGCTTCTCCACAGCGGACCGCTACGACCAGTTCACCATCACCACCCGCGACCCCAATAAGCAGCACTGGGCTGATGCAGCTGCAGCTCGTGAAAAAGATCGGGATGCCAAGGGCCTCATTCCTGGCCCCAAGATCAAGCCGGGCACCCTGCCCGAGGACCTGCCGAAGGACAAGCCCAAGAAAGAACCCCAGGCAGCTAACCATCCTGCACCTGCACCGACGAACACCACCACGAACCTGAATGCCGAAGTCCTGGCAACCTGCCAGGGAGTGGAGGCCAAATCCGTCAAGCTCAAGAATGAGAAGTTGACGCTGGTCAACGAGAGCGGAGAGATCGTCCATGAGAAGCGCGGCGGCAGAGGCAGCGTGTCCATTGATTCTGCTATCGCTGCAAAGATGGGCGAGAATGTCACACTCACCCACAACCATCCCGGCGAGTTCGGCGGTACGTTCTCCGGTGCGGATGTGAATATCCTCACGAAGTACAACCTCCGGTCCATCCGGGCTGTTGGCAACGAAGGAACCTACTCTCTGGAACGCACCAGCCAGACCATGGGCCTGAAAGCATCGACATTCAACCGTGACTATGGCGCACTCTCTGATAAGACCAATCGCAGCATCAAGTCTGAATATAAGAAGATGCGGTCGAAGGTCCTGAGCGGTGATATGTCGGCGGATGATGCCAACAGACAGCTGGCGGAGCACCGTACCGCTCAGTGCAACCAGATGCACGATTGGCTGTCGCAGAACGCATCCAAGTACGGCTTCAACTACGTCTTCACACCCAGTACCGGAGGTGTTACGAAAATGTTTGACATCGAGAAAGAGGAAGAGGAAGTCCTGGAAACCACCGGCGAGGATATGCTGGATGGCGAGTTCATGAGCGGTGACAACTGGATGATTAAGGACTCCGAAGAATAACCACAATCAAGTAATCCAGGCCCACGGGCCAGAAAATAAACCGAAAGGAAGTACCCAAAATGAGCGCATACAAAATCGACAAGACCAAGTTTGACGCGGAAGATCTGGGACACTGGAACCGGCTGATTGCCAAGGGCATGGTCCAGGTTGACCCCGCAGAGGACGACCACCTGGAGGACCCCGCAGCACCTGCTGTCGAGAAGTCCGCACCCACTGAGGTCCAGCTGCCTGACTTCGTCAAGGACGCTATCGCCAAGAGCGAGCAGTTCATCGAAGAGCAGAAGAAGAAGGAGCAGGTTGAGCTGGCCAAGAAGTACGACATCCTGGGCGAGAAGCCCGAGGAGCTGGGCCAGAAGCTGTACGATCTGAAGAAGTCCGACGAGGCTATGTACAACACCGTCATTGCTACCCTGGACAAGCAGGTGGCTCTGATCGAGAAGTCTCCTCTGTTCGCTGAGATCGGCAAGTCCGGCCACTCCGGCGGCAGCTACAACGGCCTGCACGGTGCTGAAGCAAAGGCTGACGCAAAGGCCCAGGAGATCATGAAGGCTGACCCCCGCATGAGCTACACCGAAGCTATCGCCAAGGCCTGGGAAGATCCCGCACTGGCAGCTGAATATGATGCCGAATACTACGGCAACTAAGAAAGGAGCAACCAACCATGGCAAGAAAGCGTAACTACCGCGGCGTCCAGTTCAATCAGTCTCCTACCATCGTGGAGCTGGCTGGCGCCAAGATCGAGGATGTCCGCAACCTCATCATGAAGTATGACGGCAACGGCAACGTTGTCCTCGCTACCGCTGGTACCGATATTCCCGTCGGCATCGCTCTGATCGAAACCGGCTACAACGACATCACCGGCCAGACTTCCGGCATGGTCGAGGTCGGCGACAACGTCGATATCCTGATTAAGGATCGCGGCGTGGTTCTGGCTGGCGCTACCATCAAGAAGGGCCAGGAGGTCGCTGCCGGTGCAAACGGCATGGCTGCCGTCGCCGCTTCTGGCAACTACGTTCTGGGCATCGCCCTGGGTAACGCCAACGAAGGCGAGTACCTGGAGGTCCAGATCGCCAAGTATCAGAAAGCCTAATAACTCTACAAGGAGGCAATAACAATGAGCAACATTACACCTGCACAGATCAATGCGCAGATCGCTAAGGGCGCATTCCGCCCCCACACCATGCTGTCCAACATGGCTCTGAACTACTTCCAGGGCTTCAACAACTACTTTGCCCGCGGCATCTTCCCCATCGTCCGCGTCCGTATGTCTGCTGACAACTACGTTCGCTGGAGCCTGGAAGACCTGCTGCGTAACAACTGGCAGCTGAAGCCCGCCTACGGTAAGGTCACTCCTACCGTCATCGGCGAAGACTCCGACACCTACGCGGTTAAGGTGTACCAGGACATCCGCGGCATCGACGAGATCCGCGAGACTGACATCAGCCGCCGTCAGGGTCCTTCCGCATTCAACGACTCCCGCAAGTGGCTGACTAAGGTCATCGCTGAGGGTGCCAACATCAAGCAGGACATCGACTTCGCCAACAAGTTCTTCCGCACCGGTGCCTGGACCAACGAGTGGACCGGCAAGGACGACACCAACGTTTCCGGCAAGGAGTTCATCAAGTGGAGCAACGACAACTCCGATCCCATCACCTTCGTGGCTGACCGCGCTCTGGAGATGCTGGAGAAGACCGGCCGCAAGCCCAACCGCATGGCCATGGGCGCCAACGTCATGAACGCCCTGCGTAAGCACCCCGCTATCCTGGACCGCATCAAGTACGGTGGTACCTCTGCCAACCCCGCTCAGGTCAACATCAATGCCCTGAAGTCTCTGTTCGAGATGGATCACCTGACTGTCATGCAGTCCATCCACAACCCTGCCGCTCTGGGCGCCGAGGCCGATGTTCAGTTCATCGCTGATCCCGACGCCATCCTGCTGGCATACGCGCCTGAGACTCCTTCTCTGCGTGAGCCTTCCGCTGGCTACATCTTCCAGTGGGATATGCTGGGCGATGGTCAGATCATGCCTATGTTCCAGTTCAAGGGTGAGGGCGGTACCCACTCCGAGTTCATCGAAGGTCTGATGGCCTACGACATGAAGAAGACTGCTGACGACCTGGCTGTGTTCTGCTCCGGCGTCGTGTAAGGAGGAATCGCAATGAAGCTGATCGCAAAAATGCCTTGCAGCTTCGGTGGCGAGCGTTTCTACATCGGTGACGAGATCCCTGTTGAGTTGGTCAAGGAACCGAAAACCCAGGAGAAGTACGGCAAGCTGGCAATCGTCAATGACGAAGCCATTACTGCTGTGATGGACCCTGCTGAACCCGGTGGCGATGCCACCGTGGTTCTCCTGGTCATCTCCGGCAGGGAAATGGAACTGTCTCCCGAAAGCATCCAGATTGCGATGGATGTCCTCACTGACAATGCTGAAGGTGCCGCACAGCGCATCAATCAGATTGACAGCGACGACATTCTGTTCCTGCTGAATGCTGCCGATTCCCGCAAGACTGTTAAGACAGCGGCAAAGGCCCGTGCTCAGGCACTCATGGAAGCACAGGAGGGCGTAGAGAGCGAAGGTGACCAGTAATGGCCAACTACTCCTATGACCCTTCAAAAATCACAGAGGGCGGCATGGATCAGATGCGATTCGAGCTGGGCGACACCGTCGTCTACATGGACGGCATCGTCAGTCCCCTCTGTGACGAAGAATACAATGCGATTCTCGCCAAGCACGGCAAGAACTGGCGCAAAGCCAAGCTGCTGTGCCTGGAGGCAATCTGCATGAAGCTGTCCTACGAGGTCAATACCAGTATCGATGGTCTGTCCTACTCTCTGAATGAACGGTACGACCGCTTCAAGAAGATGCGGGACGACCTGAAGAAGGAACTGGCCGCTATCGGGGGTGTGCCGGTAGCCGGAAACCCGGCAAGCCTCAGCCCCCATGGCGGTACCCCGTATTATTACAACGACATGCACACCAATCGCCGCAAATTCTGACAGAAGGAGCTGATCCCCATGTTCTTCCGCTCAATGCTCCGCCCCGGTGAGGGATTCAAGCTGTTCAAGGTTCTCCGCAAGGAGGGCGGCAAGACCGAAAAAGGCCGGCCGACCACATCCGTGCTCAAACCGCAGGGTGAATTCTACGGGATCATCTCCAAGACGGATCCTACGGAAACCGACCAGCACAAGCAGGTCGGTTCTCCGAAGAAGTACACCATCGTGCAGCGTGGGACGAAGAACCAGGCGAGGGCGGGCGATATCCTGGAGCACGAGGATGGCAGGCAGTTCATGGTCAAGGGAGATCCCAAGGACCCTGGCGGCCTGGGCCACTTTTCCGTCTACAAGGTCGAGGAAAGGGATGATGTGAATGGGCGTTAGAATCACCTATTCCGTCCCCCTGGACGAGGCCATCGAGGATACTGTGAAGCGCATCCGGCAGCAAGTGGAGGCCCGCTCCTCCGAAGCCGCCAACGAGCTCCGCAATTCCTCCCTCGAAATCCTGCGTGGCCAGCGCAGCGGCAGACGGTACCGAGTGCCCGGGAAAAAGGTGTATTACACCGCATCCGCACCCGGCGAGCCGCCTGCAGCACGCTCCGGTCTGTTCCGCATTTCCTGGCAGCCCACGGCCCTCAAAGAGGGAGACACCTACATTTCCAGAATCGAGAGCGACCGCCGTATCAAAATCGGCTTACTCGGTCAGGTTTTGGAAGAGGGCACGCCCGGAGGCCAGATGGCACCGCGACCCCACCAGGAGCGGATCCTGAAAGACGCGGAACCGAAGATCGTCCGGATCTACTCCGAACCTTACTACTAAGGAGCATCCCCATGATCGAACAAGCGCTGCTTACACACCTCTCCGCACAGACGGAACTCACCGACTTCCTCACCACCTATGCTGATGAACCGGCGGTCTTCAATCAGGAGGCCCCGGCAGATTCGGACGCTGGATGGGCGTCCGGCCCTCAGTACGGACGGATCGTGTTTTCCGTGGACATCCAGGGAGATCCCGCTCGTACCCTGGGCGGCCTCCTGTCCGTGGACATCATGTGCAAAGAGGATGAACAGTACCCGGAGGACATCGAGCCCATCGTCCGCAAGCTGATCCACGGGTACTTCTTCTCCAGCGGCACCTTCACGGTAGCCGCGCAATTCAAGAATTCCAACTACTTCACCCAGCCGACTGACCATGTCACCGGCTGCACCGTCTCCTTTGACCTGCTGGCATTCCCTGTCCTGACCACCAACGGCCTGAATGCAATCGCACGGCTGAACGAGTGGACCAGCGAGATCGGCGGCCTTTACGTCATCAACCATGACGAGCTGCCTGCTCCCGCCTGGAAGCCCGGACCCGGAGAAAGCGCGGTCTACTGGCGCTGCCTCCATGTCGGTCCTTCCGGAAGAATCCGGGACAGATACGCTACCATCTGGCGTACCGCTACCATCAAGGGCCACATCTTCTCCGAGGATCTGGCAACCGCTAACGATGTGGCAGAAGAGATCATCTTCCGCCTGTATGCGGATAAACGGATCCTGAAGACCGGAGAATCCCCGATCATGGTGGATGACCGGAATACCCTGGACAACGGCGCAGACCCGCTCAAGACTGGTCAGGTGACCGTAGAGGCTACATACGGTATCAACCGTTACCAAAAAACCGACCAAATGATCCAACACATCCATAAGGAAAGAAAGGAGACCTTGTAATGGCAAGCAATCCCAAGGCCACCGTGGCAAAGGCCGCTCCCGCTGAGAGCGTCTATACTGCTGCCGAGCTGGCCGCCAACTACAAGCTGTTCGGCGTCAACCGCGACATTGTCGTCGTAGCCCTGCGTAAGGCTGGCAAGAAAGAAGCCACCTTCACCGAGGCAAAGGCCATCGTCGATAAGTTCAAAACCAAGGAGGTCAAGTAACCCATGGCTATTTTCTTCAAAGAGGGCGAAATCAAGAAGCGCCCTGGCGTATACCAGCGCCACACCAACACCGGCTTCTCCAAGCCTGCCTCTGCCAATGACGGCATCTGCGCCATCCCCATCCAGGCCGCATGGGGTCCTCTCGGCAAGGTTCTGAAGAACGTTTCTGAGGCAGATCTGCGCAACAACTACGGCACCGGAACCTATGGTGCCGGCTTCACCGTGCCTGCTGCTTCCGCCATGTTTGACGGCGGCGCATCCACCGTCTACACCTACCGTCTGGGTGACGGCGGCACTGCTGCCAGCCTGGAACTCGTAGAAGGTGCAGAAGGTGCGACAGGCCTGACCGTTACTGCCAAGTATGTCGGCACCATGCCCATCAGCGTTGCTGTCCAGAAAAAGCTCGGCGCCGCTGACAAGAAGCAGTTCCTGGTGTATGTCGGCTCCACTCAGGTCGAGATCTGGGAGTTCGCAGCTGATACCAAGGCTGAGGGTGCAAACCTGATCGCCGCAACCGCCAAGTCCAAGTACATCACCGTGACCGGCGCGGCCGCTGTCGTTGCGGAACTGGCTGTGGCTTCCGGTGCGCTGACCGGCGGTGTCAATCCTACCGTTACCAACGAGGACTATTCCAAGGCCTTTGCCGCTCTGGAACCCTTCTACTACAACTGCATCGCCCTGGACGTGGCTGATGATAAAGACATGACCCTGAGCCTGCTGCTGCAGGAATACCTGGACGCAGCCTATCTGCTGGGTAAGCTGGGCATGGCCGTCGTCGGCGAACCCACTACCCAGGATTTCGAGATCCGTCTGGCACATGCACAGGCATTCAACGATGCCAAGGTCGTCTACCTGGGCAGCGGCTACATGACCGGCAACAATGCCAAGGACGGCGTGATGGCTATCTGCTACACTGCCGGTGTCATCGCTTCCACTCCTTCCAACCAGGGCATCACCCACAAGATCATCGACGGTGCTACCGACCTGTGCGAGTCCCGCACCTTCGCTGAGTACGAAGCTGCCATCGCTTCCGGTATGCTGATGATCTCCATGTCCACCGACGGCAACGTCTGGTATGACTCCGGTGTCAACACCCTGACCACTCCCGAAACCGGTACCCAGGATGAAGGCTGGAAGAAGATCCGCCGCACCAAGACCCGTTTCGAGATGATCGACCGCATCGACCGCGTGCTGAACCCCAAGGTCGGCCGCGTGTCTGCTGATACCGACGGCATCGCCGATATCATCCAGACTGCACAGAGCGTGCTGAATGCCATGGTCACTGAGGGCAAGCTGCTCGCCGGCGCTACCTTCATGGAAGATCCCGCCAACCCCCACGAGGGCGACAGCGCCTGGTTCGTCATCCAGTCTGACGACATCGACAGCCTGGAGATGATCTACCTGCAGTACCAGTTCCGCTACAGCCAGAATTCCTAAGAGAGGAGATGTAACGTATGAAAACACTGAATACCCAGGAGCTGATGAAGGGCACTGACGGCCTGCTGTTCGTCGAGTACGAAGGCGTCAACGTTCCTCTGCTCGAAATCGAGAACTTCTCCGTCAGCATGAACTTCAACGCTGTGGATAAGCAGTACGTCGGCAACCCCGTCGTCCAGTCCGTCCCCACCGGCGTTGCCTTCAATCTGACATTCACCGAGTCCGTTGTCCGCGACGAGCCCATCATCAATGTCATCCTGGATCACCTGAAGAGAGGCAAGTTCCCCGTCTTCAAGTTCCAGGGCAAGCTGGAGAAGCCCGACGGCCAGGAGCAGCGTTATGCCTTCAATAACGCCGTGCCCAATGGCAACTTCGGCCTGATGAACGTCACTCCCGGCGAAATCGTTTCCCGTGAGCAGAACTACACCCTGAACGAGATCCCCGACATCATCTCTTCCATCGCATCCACTTACCTGTAATCTGAATGCAACACCATAAAGAGGCCCCTGCGTTAGGGGCCTCTTCCAAAACATTAAGGAGGACAACATTATGGCAACCCAGAAAAAGGAAAACGTAACCGGCCTGGAACAGGCCAACAACCCCATCGAAGCAGAGAAGGACCTGCTGCAGACCCTGTTCGACGCAGCTGACTTCAAGAACGAGGATGTCTACGAGCTCGACATTACCCGCAAGGGCAAGGTCATGTTTACGCTGCACGTCCATCCCATCAGCGACAGCGATGCGGCACAGGCTCGTAAGCAGGCAACCAAGTTCAAGGACCATCCCCAGGGCAAGAAGTACGGCAAGGTCGAAATCGGCTTTGACAACTCCAAGTTCAAGAGCTGGCTGATCTACCTGGCTACCACTGAGGATGACCAGCAGAAGATCTGGGGCAACAAAGAATTCATGAGAAAGTTCGGACTGATGGAACCCTGGGAGAGCATCGACAAGATCCTGACCCTGGGCGACAAGAGCAAGCTGCTCGACAAGATCACTGACATCAGCGGCCTCGACGATGAAGACGAGGAAGCAATGGATGATGTGACGTTTCAGTCTTAAACTGATAGAGGAAGGCGGCCTGTCGTTCTACGCACACTACGCCTTCCAAAACCTACACATCGAACCCGGTGTCTTTTTGGGACTCCGGACACGGAATGACAGAGTCACGGATGGAGAGCGGTCCTTCATGATCGCCTCCATCCGCAAGGCTCTGGAAGAGGGGGACACCCCAATAAAATGCAGACATTTCAGCAACAAGAATAATCAGGGAGGTGCGTCATAATGGCCAATAAAATCACGATGGATCTGGAGCTTCGCTTCATTGACAACGCGACCGGAGGAGCCAAGGCCACCTCCCGTGCTTTAGATAAGGTTGAGAAAGAGGCCAAGGAAGCCGGCCGTGAAATCGACAACCTGGCGAAGAAGAAGGCCAAGCCTTCCATCGATGCCGAAACAAGCAAAGTCGATAGGAAGCTGAGCAAGCTCGACTCCACCCTCCGGAAGTTCGGACTCCGGAAGACGAAGACCACCGTCGATGTGGACGACAAGGCAACCGCGAAGATCTCCAGGGCACTGAATAAGCTCAAGAGCTGGTCCGGGAAGAAGTTCAATGCCTTCCTGGAACTCAAGGACTCCAATGCCCTTCGCACACTGAATAAAGTGAGTGACGGCCTGCGGAACCTGACCAGAAAGGTCTTCCGTGTGCCGGTCAAGATCCTGGACTACGCAACGGCGCCGCTACGAGCGTTGAAAAATACGCTGTTCAGCATCAAGGGCCTCGTGGCAGCCATCACTGCCGGACTGGCGGCGCAGAATCTAGTCGTCAAACCGATTAGCCTGGCGGACCAATACTCGTCTGCGCAGATCGGCTTCTCCACATTGCTGGGTGAGAGCCGAGGGCAGCAGATGATGGATGACCTGGACGCATTCGCCAAGGCCACACCGTTCAAGTCCGCTGAGGTCATTTCCCAGACGCAGCGAATGCTGGCCATGGGCTGGGATGCGGAGCGCATCATTAACGATATGAGGACCATCGGCGATGCCGCAGCTGCTACCGGCAAGGGTGAGCAGGGTCTTCAGCAGATCGTTACCGCGCTGGCTCAGATCAAGACCAAGGGCCGTCTGTCCACTGAAGAATTGAATCAGCTGGCAGAGGCGGGCATCTCTGCTAAGAGATACCTGGCTGAAGGTCTCGGCTACGGTACCGGCGATGAAGGTATCGCGGCAATGACCAAAGACCTCGAAGACGGTGCCATCGCATCCAACGTCGCGCTGGATGCCCTTCTGTCCGGAATGATGGAATACAAGGGCATGATGGACAAGACCGCCAACGAGACCGTGACTGGTCTGTGGAGCCAGATTGAGGATACCTTCGAGATCAACATTTTCCGTCGCTGGGGCCAGGGCCTTCAGGACGGAGCAAAGCGCGGATTCGGATCCGTTGTGGAGCTTCTGAACGAGGCTGACGGTGCGCTGACTGAGTTCGGCGACACCATCTATGATATCGGCCGGAACATCTCTGACTGGCTCGCTGACAAGTTCGAGAATGCCATTGGGCGTATCACGGAAATCACGGATTCCTATGAATTCAAAAACGCAAGCCTGAAGGATAAGGTCTCCATGCTGTGGAATGGTGTCATCGCTGACCCGCTGAGTGAGTGGTGGGAAGGCGGCGGCCGGGAGAAGACAGCAGAAACAGCCGGAAAGATCGGCTCCTGGATGGGCGAAATGCTCACCAAGGGTCTGCTGGCTCTGTTCGGTGCCACGGATGTGCTGGATGAAGGCATCGGAAGCGAAGCCGGAAGCAGCATTGCAGGCTCCTTCGTCCAAGGCTTTATGGATAACTTCGACGGCTCTGCCATCACCGACGCATTTGTAAATGCAATCGGCAACGTATGGGGCGCACTGCCTGGATGGGCAAAGGTCCTGATCGGCGGATACGGCCTCGGCAAAGCTGCCGGAGGACTGGCCGGCTTTGCCGGCGGTGTCGGTTCCTTTATCGGCGGCGCAAAGAACATCTTCGGTTCGGCCAGTGCGATGACCGGTCTCTTCGGCCTCGGCACCAAGGCGGCCATTGGCATGGGTGCCGGCAACCTCGCAGGCGGCGCATCGTTAGGTGCTGGCCTGCTGTCTGCACTGGGCCTCGGTGGAATAGCCGGTGGACTGGCAGGCGGTGCATCCCTCATTAAGGGCGGCTTTGACCTGTACAAGGGCTACACGACAAATGATGCGATTGAGGCACAGGCAAGCAGGAATAGCGGCTGGTCAAAAATCGGCGGTGTAGCAGGCGGCGCAGCTATCGGTGCAACCCTCGGCAGCGTCATTCCCGGCCTCGGTACATTGCTCGGTGGTCTGCTCGGAGCAGGCATCGGCGGCATCGGTGGCTGGCTTCTGGGTGACTATGAAGCCGACAAGATCCGTGCAACTGATGATGCCATCAACGATGTCACGGCAGCTGTGCAGGACCTGGAGACCGAGGAAGAAAAGCTCGCTGCCAAGAACAAAATGGTCTGGCAGAACATGAAGGACCACTTCGGTGACATCAAGCTCTCCATGACCGAAATCAAGCGCCTTGCAGACCAGGTCGTCTGGGGCAAGGATCTGGCGGTCTATGAGAAGTTCGTCTCCGCTACCAAGCAGGCGCAGGCAAGTATGCAGTCGCTGAACGCAGCGGGAGGAAATACCGACCGCTGGCTGTGGAAGGCTGGCCTCGGTGTCACATTCAACGATGACGAAATCGAAGCCATCACGGAATCGTTCGACGAGTATATCTCCTCTGCCCAGGCATACCTGGAAAACAAGCACTATGAATTCACTGCCGCTGTGGGACTCCTGGTTGACCTGGAATCCGCGGGCGGAAAGTCCATCATAGAGTCCGGCAATGCGTTCTACGGCATGTACAAGGAAAAACTGGACGCAGCAGGCAAGGAATTGGGCGAACTCCTGACGGAATCCATTGCGGACGGCTTCCTCAATGCAGAGGAACAGACGGCCATTGCTGCTGCCCAGCAGAAGATTGCAGAAATCACTCAGAAGATCTCCGACGCGGAGAGTGCCGCAGAGCTTCAGCTGATCGACCTGAAGTTCGGCAATGGCAAGCTGGACCTGGACTCCTTCGACAGCTTCATGGCTCAGATCCAGACAGCTCTGGACGAGCGGATGAATGCAAACGACGAGGCTTTCAAGGTTGGCGTATCTGCCCTGCAGCTTCAGCTGAAGGACGGCGCCATCAGCGAAGCAGAGTACAACAGCCAGCTCCAGACCCTGGTGGACGGCTACACGGCCAAGGTTGAATCCGTCAAGGCGGAGATCCTGAATGTGGAGCTGGACATCATCGGTGATGCCTACGGCATTTCCAAGGATAAACTGTCCAAGGCTCTGCAGGACTCCCTTGCACAGGGCATCGACCCCATCTCCTGGACAACCGAACAGGCACGGCAATTCATCGGCATCGATAGCCTGTCGGAAAGCACTGCCGGCGCTCTTGCTCAGATGCTCGGCGGCATTGCCCAGCAGCTGCAGCTGGTCGAAGTTGATGGTCAGCTCATGCTGAAACTGGGTGTTGCAGTTCCGCAAGATACCGCGGCAAGGGTCAAGAAGGCGGTAGATGACAGCGTGCCGGATGCACTGACTGAGGAGGTCATCATCGGCATCGATGGTAAGAAGAGCATCATCCGCAGACTCGCCCTGAACGGCGGTGACTTCGGCATCATGAGCAGTTACACCTTCACACCGACCGTCAATGTCAGTCCCGTCAAGGGAAGTGTCTCCCCGATTCGTGTAGGCCCCGTTGCTCTGCAGGAATTCCGAGGCGGCATCGTCGGCGGTTCCAGTGCCCTGGAATCCTTCGCTCGTGGCGGTGTTACCGGCTTCAATGGTGGCATCGTCCGTGGAGGCTCCAAGCTGATTGAGGTCGCAGAGGAAGGCAGCCCCGAAATGATTATCCCGCTCAGCAGCCAGCGGCGTGACCGCGCCCTGCAGCTGTGGAAGAAGGCCGGTTCCATGCTCGGTGTTGACCGATTCTTCCGTGGCGGTGTTACCGATAACAGTGCAGACGCACGAGCCCGGTCCCAGTATTACGGATTCGCAGGCAACGCTGGCGGCGGTCAGTCCGTCCGGGTAGACGTCGGCGGTGTGCAGATCGATGTCCATGTGGATGCCGCAGATGGCCAGACGGTTGCGGCTGTCATCAAGGAGAAGCTGGCAGAGGCAGCGGATGACATTGCTGGTATCTTTGCGGATGCGTTCGGCGCACAGTTTGAAAATACGCCTGTGAGAGGTGGCAACTGATGACCGTTGATATCTATGCACGAGAGAAAGGTGGGAGCCGGGAGATCCGGTTCCCCATTCTCCCCGAAAAAATCAAATACACGAGCGGCGACACGGAGTTTGTGATCTATGACATCATGAACCGCGGTGAAGTCGCCATCCCCACCGGTACCAAGCTGGCCCGCATCGGCTGGGAAGCTGAATTCCCGGGAGAAGGCCGTTCGGAGGATCCGTCCATCCACGGTACCTGGCAAGAGCCGAAACATTACCACGACATCCTGGAAGACTGGAAGGCCAAGGGAACTACCATCAACATCCTGGTGGTCGGCTACCCGTGGAACTTCGATGTGCATGTGAGCAACTACCGGGATGAAGGATACGGCCCCTATGGAGATCTGGCCTATGAGCTGGAGTTCCAGGAGGCGCGTGATATCACCATCAAAACCACGAAGGTCGAATCCACGAGCAGCAGCAGCGACTCGCAGCGACCCTCCAAAGAAGTGACCACCTATACCATCAAGTCCGGCGATACCCTGTGGAAGATCGCTCAGAAATTACTCGGCGCCGGATCCAAATGGAAAACCATCTACAATGCCAACAAGGACATCATCGAGTCCACGGCAAAGAAGCGCGGCTACAAGTCCAGCGATAACGGACACTGGATTTTCCCCGGTGTCAAACTTTCCATTCCCAAAAGTTAAGAGGTGACGATATGGCGGCAGCATCCACCGCAAAACCTGAATACACGGCCTACGTCATTTCCGGCGGCACGAAGTATGAAATCACCCCCGCCATCGAGAGCATCGACATCTCCGACCAGAAGAAGCAGATCGCAAAGTGTGTGACCATCCAGTTGCTTAATACCAAAGTCGGCGACAAGTGGCTCACAGACATTCTGGATGTCTGTGACCGGGTATTCCTGCACGCAAACGATGGCAGCAAGGAGGGTGAAACCTTCCGAGGCTTCATATGGGATCGCGGATACAAGAGTTCCCTCACCGACAGGACATTCCAGCTGAAGTGCTACGACAACCTGATCTACTTCCAGAAGTCGGACCATTTCGCCTTTTTCTCCTCCGGTAAAAGCACAAAGGACGTGGCCGCTTCCCTGTGCAAGGAATGGGGTGTCAATCTCGACTACACCTACGAGAGCGTCACCCATGCCAAGCTGGTCCTTCGGGGCAAGCTGGCGGACATTTTCACAGAAGACCTCCTCGACCTGGTCAAGGACCGCACCGGCAAGAAGTACGTCATCCTGAGTGAACAGGATGTCATGCAGATCAAGGCGGTCGGCTCAAACAGCACCATCTACAACTTCGTCGCCGCTCAGAATGCCATCCAGACGTCCGCCGTGCGCACGATGGACGGGGTGAAGACCAAGGTCAACATCCTTGGCAAGGCCGACAAAGAGGACCGTCAGCCCGTCGAGGCGACCGTGAGCGGTGATACCGCAAAGTACGGTACCATTCAGACAACAATCAGCCGGAGCGAGAATACCAGCCTGGAGGACGCCAAGAAGGAAGCCAACAGCATCATCGCCGCAGACGGTAAGCCGAAGGATGAATTCGAGCTGACCGCACCGGACGTTCCCTGGATCCGAAAGGGCGACAAGGTCTACGTCAACGCTGGCAATATGAACGGTTACTACATCGTGAACGGCATCGAGCGCACCATCGGCGGCAAGAAGCGGGAAATGGTTCTGGACTTGGAAGCAGCGTAAGGGAAAGGAGTCCGGAATGAATAATATGCAGCGGCTCGGCAATGTCCTTGCCAGCCGAATGAAGACTACATCTGCCGCAGCGGTACCGATGACCATCGAGCTCGGTACCATCAACAGCAACCTGTCCCTCACAACGGACAGCCTGCCCACCCCCATCCCCAAGGGGGACTACATGATAAATATCATGCTGGCCAGCGATACATACCGTACCAGCTCCGAATCGCACTCCCACAGCGGAGGAAGCCACAGCCACAGCGGCGGCGATCACTCCCACAGCGGCGGCTCACACAGCCACAGCGGCGGGGATCACGACCATGCGCTGCCTGATGTCTTCCGCGCCCTGAAGGCCGGTGACCGGGTTCTGGTGGCGTGGTGCGGCAACGAGCCGGTGGTCATCGCCATTGTGGTCAGCAGCTAAGGAGGAGAAAACATGGCGAATCTGTTCCCGGAAGGCTACGCTGACGCGGTCATCACAGAGGAGGACCGTACAAGCGGCGCTCCAGTCGGATACCGAAACGGCGTGGCCTTCGATTATGAAACCGGAGACTTCAAACGGGATGGCAAGAACATGCTCCTGGACAGCTACGGCATCGAAAGCTGGAAGTCCTGGTGCATCATCTGCATCCAGACGGAGCGCTATGCCCATCTGGCCTGTCCCTCCGACTTCGGCATTGAAACCGCAGCAGCCATGCGGGCCACTTCCCGGGCAGAGGCAGAAAGCATCCTGTCCCGCGAAATCACGGAAGCGCTTCTGGCGGATCCGTATGGCAGAACCAAATACGTAGAGGACATCTCCTATGACTGGACAGAGCCGGACATGGTCATTGTCAGCGCCACCGTCCATGGCATAGAAGATGTTTCCATTGACCTGACAGCATACCTGACAAAGGGGGGATCGTAAATGGCTGAATTCGTCATTCCTGATTTTTTGCAGCACTGCAGTGTGGATGAAATCCACAAGAAGATAGCAAAGGAAATGCCCGCTGACATCGACCTCAGCGCCGGCAACCACGCCTGGAACATGACCAGACCGACGGCTATCGCCATGGCGGAAATGTGTGAATACTACCTGGTGCGGACTATCGAGCTGATTCTGCCGGAGTGGTCCTACGGTACCGTCCTGGTGGGCCATGCCAAGAGCCGAAACCTGACACCCCGATCTGCGACCGCTGCATCCGGATCCATCACCGTTACCGGAAAAGCGGGAACTCCTGTTCCTACCGGCAGCCTGTTTGCCACAGCGGCAGTCAATGACGAGCCCTCTGTGGAATACGCAACCACAGAGCCGGCAACAATCCCCGAAAGCGGAAGCCTGACCATTGCAGTCGAGTGTACGCAGACCGGAATCATCGGCAACACCGCCGCCAACACCATCATTATGGTAGCCGGTAAGAACACCGGCATCACCGCCGTAACGAACGAGGAAGCCATCACCGGCGGTACCGAAGCGGAAAGCGATGAATCCCTGAAAGAGCGAATCGATGAAGTCGATAAGAGCCAGGGCGAATCCTATGCCGGTACTCCTGCGGACTATAAGCGCTGGGCCAAGAGTGTGCCCGGTGTCGGTGAAGCTACCATCATTCCTGCCCAGGACGACTCCGGACTGGTGCAGATCATTTTGACCGACGCAAACGGCGACCCCGCAACCACAAATCTCTGTGAAGAGGTGTATAACTATATCATGAGACCCGATGCACCTGATAAGCGCCGTGCGCCGATTGGTGCATTCCTGTCCGTGAATCCTCCTGCGACGATGACCATTGCTATCCGAGCTACCGTGAAGCTGAAGAGCGGTGCGACAATCGAGGCTGTCAAGACCGCCTACGCGGCCGCCCTGTCCACGTATCTTCCCGAGGCATTCGGCGACGGAGAAATCAAATACTCCCGCGTGTGGGCCGCGCTGGCTTCCACAGCAGGTGTAGACGACTTCACCGACCTGCAGCTCGGCGTCAAGAACGGCGGCAGCGTCAACTACGGCACGTCCAACATCCAGATTTCGGAGAGCCAGCTCCCGACCATATCCGTGGATAACCTGATTCTGACTGCCGGAACGGTCTGAGAGGTGAGCGTATGAGAAATCCAACGGAACTGATGCGCTCCATCCTGACTGACCCGACCGCGCAGGAGATCATTGACTACATCCCGCCTGTTTATGGCGATAGCTATGTGGCCCTTCACATCGTCCAGGCCATCGGCAAGGTGCTGGGAGAGGTGCGGAAGATCTGCGACGATCTGATGTACGAAACAACCCCGGCCACGTCCGCCCTGCTGCTGGACTACTGGGAGGACCAGTACGCAATCCCCCGTGACAGCAGTCTGACCATCGAGCAGAGGCGGGCACGGATCGTCCAGAAGCGTCTGGCCCGTGGCCCCTGCAACCCTGCCGTCCTGGCAGCTGCTGTCTCCAGCACCCTGGGCGGCATCCGTGTGGACATCAACGAGCGAGTGGCAAAGAACACCTTCGAGGTGCTTCTCTACGAGCAGGTGAATGACCTGAGTCCTGCAATCGCAGTGCTGGACCGGCTGAAGCCTGCCCACCTGATCTACGAGATCCGCATCATGGCTCCGACAGTCATCACAGCGGAAATCAACGTAGGCGCGGCTGTAACCTACAGCGAAAAATTCAATGTGGAGGTAAGTTAATTTGGCTACAGTTATCACCAATAAGGGACTCGCACTCCTGGCGAAGCTGACCCAGGGAAACACCCTGGAGATCACAAGTGCGAAAACCGGTGCCGGAACGGTCGATGCCTCCCTCCTTCAGCAGCAGACCGCCGTCACCAACCTGAAACAGACCATGACGATCAAGAGCATCAACTACCCGGAGGACGGGAAGTGCGTTCTCGTTCTGTCTGTCACCAATGACGGCGTGGCATCCGGTTACACCATCATGCAGGTCGGTATCTATGCACAGGATCCTGACGAGGGCGAGCTGCTGTTCTCCATCTGGCAGATCGACAGCGGATCCGGCATCAATATTCCGTCCGAAGCGGTTCTCCCCGGCTACAATGCTGAGATGAACTACTACATCAAGTACGACCAGGCCGACAGCGTCAATGTGAATGTGGATCCGTCCAATACGGTATCCCAGGCAGCCATGGAAGCCTATGTCAACAAAGAAGCGAAGAGTGTCGTCGATGCTCACACCGCCAACAAGAACAATCCCCACAACGTAAGTGCCTCGCAGCTGGGCCTTGCAAAGGTTGCCACATCCGGCAGCTACAATGACCTGAGCAATAAGCCTACCATCCCCAGCACCCTGCCTGCCAACGGTGGCAACGCAGATACCGTGGATGGCAAGCACGCTTCTGACTTTGCGACCTCTGGTCATACTCACGATGTATCTAAAATCGCCGGTGCGGTTTCTCTGGTAGATCTTCCGAATATGCACGTGTGGCGCAAATATAGTGAAGACCCCGACCAATATGAACTGGGCGGTGCTAAGAGTACCCTTATTGCAATCAAAAACTCTAATGGTGTTTATAATGACATCTATTATTCCTCTACAGTCGATGTTTCCGATGGTGTGGTCTCCTTAATTGATCCCAGTGTTCTGACCGGGTTTGAAAATAATAGCTCCGACGAAACCGAAATCAGGGTCCTTGCTGGTAAGTATGTAAAAGGATATGACGGAAATATATACCTTGTACCTGATACGTTAGCCACTAGTACCGCAACCAATTATGTTGTAGGTGGCACATACTACCTGCAAGTGATTGGAGTAAAATCTGTAACGGTCGCAAATATTGAATTCGTTTACGTCGCAGATAAGAACAAAGGAACCTACCCGACCGACGGCAAGCACACAGATGGTTGCTGGTACGAGTACCACAAACAGTTGGCAGAAGACCCTGAACCTGCTATTACCTACGGGACCGCGGACCTCGAAGCAGGAGTCAGCGCCCTTGCAACAGGAAAGCTGTATATCGTGTATGAGTGAGGTGCGCTGATATGTCAACTGGTTTTTATATCGGTTCTGATGGCAAGGCGCGGAAGGCGAAAGGCGTATTCATCGGCATCGATGGCAAAGCACGGAAAGGCAAGAAGGGCTACATCGGGGACGAAAACGGTGTGGCTCGGCTGTGCTGGACTGCATTTGAAGCTGACCCGGTTTTTGCAAATAACTCCTGGGAAAACATTGCGCTGGCGTGCCAGCTGGGCGCAGTCCCCGAAACCTGGGCTGTCGGCGATGAGAAGGAGATAACCATCGACGGGTGGGAATATACCGTCAACATCATCGGCAAGGATCATGACGATTATGCCGATGGTTCCGGAAAGGCACCGTTGACATTCCAGTTATATCACCTATGCAACGTACTTGCCATGAACTCAACGGATACGAATTCCGGCGGCTGGGCTAATTGTAATATGAGAAAAGCTCAGCTTCCTGCAATTTTGCTGACGATGCCGACAGAGGTGCAGGCAGGCATCAGGGAAGTCACAAAGGTCACGAACAAAGGTGGAACCAGCGGCGGCTCTACCCTTGAAACCTCAACGGACAAACTGTTCCTGCTTTCCGAGACGGAAGTTTTCAACACAACCAACGTCACGAAAGTCGCTGAAGGCACACAGTACGAATACTATGCGAACGGCGCAAGCACGAGAAAGGATGATGGTTTCATCGAGCAAGCGTGGTGGATGCGAACCCCGGATTCCGCCTCTACTAGCAAGTTCGGCTATGCCATCAACGATCATGCGGCCGCCAGCTACGCTTCGTATGCTCATGGCGTATCCTTCGCATTCTGCTTCTAAGTCGGTAAGGAAATCACCGGCGAATCCTTCACATAACCCATCATAAAGCCCACAACGAATGGAGCGTGAAATCATTGCAATTACTTGAAGCAATATCTGAACTATCGATAGGAGAGCTCGTGCGCTACATCGCGCTCATCGTTGCGGGAGCTGCTGCCTTCGTAGAGAAGACATCCAAAACCATGAAGCCGCTGACAAAGCTGGCCAAAGCTATCGGCAGAGCCATCAACGGTGAACTCATGGAAAAGGTGGACAGCCTGGAACAGAAAGTCGAAAAGATGGCCCAGGAGGAGCAGCTGCAACGAGCGAAAGACGCTCGCACCCGCGTCCTCCGGTTCGGCGACGAGCTGATCCACGATGTCCGCCATACAAAAGAGCATTTCGATGATGTCCTCCGGGACATCACCGAATATGAGAAATACTGTGACGAGCACCCGAAGTTCGAGAACGATCAGATGCACATCACAGCAGAACACATCAAGGAAACGTATCATAAGTGCTTGAAGGAGCACAGTTTTTTGTAAGGAGGTATCCCATATGAAAATCAACTGGAAAGTCCGCAAAGAAAACATCCTCTTCGTCGCACAGATCATCGTATCCATCTTCGGCCCCATCCTGGCATACTTCGGTATGAACTGGGAAGACATGACCACCTGGGCAGCCATCGGCGACCTGTTCGTTCAGGCCGTCCAGAATCCCGTGGTCTGCCTGGCCGTGGCCGTCAGCGTGTTCAATGCCATCACCGATCCCACTACCAAAGGCATCGGCGACAGCCAGCGTGCGCTGACCTATGAGAAGCCTGCTGAATAATTGAAAATACCGAAAACCGGCTCCCAGAACGGGGGCCGGTTTTTTGTTTATTTTGCTGTGTTGACTTATTCCTGATTTCTGGTATAATGACAGTAGAAACACAGAAAGAACACAGCAAAACAACAGGGGGAAAACAGAATGTTCATTTCACAAACTTTACCGCAAAAATTCGAGCTAGGCCAGGTCCTTATCACACCGGGAGCTCGTGACGATCTGGAACTCAAGGACGTGGCTTCCTGCCTGGTCCGTCACGCAGGCGGCGACTTCGGCGATGTGTGCGAGGAAGACAAGATGCTGAATGATGAATCAATCGTACTTGGAGACGGACGCATCATGTCGGCCTACCACGACCGCAACGGCATCAAGTTCTGGATCATCACAGAATGGGACCGCTCCGCAACGACTATCCTGCTACCGAGCGAGTATTAAGGGAGGAAAACAAAATGAGTGATCTTCACAATTACGGGCTGATTCGATTCAGCAAGAAGACCGGAAAGGTCGATACCACAATGACCGCTATTGGGCGCGGCCTGATCCAGCTCTGGGCCCTGCAGAACACGACGAAAACCAAAGCGTCTGTCATCGTAGACATTGACGAACGCAAAGTCTTCTCCGAATACGTCGGCACAGCAGACGGATTCCCGGAGGTCAGAAAGGATCCGGAAGCATTCGAGTATGACCTGCCGGATGAACTTTTCGACATCCTCGCAGAAGAAGCAGCAAAGCGGGCCGGATAACCGGCCCCCACCTGAAAGGAGAACTCTATGACCAGAGAAGAAGTTGCAAAGAGCGCCCGCAGCCTGCTCCGGAGCGGCTACCGTTTCATTACCGAGCACGACTTAGGCGAGAAGAAGGCCCGGATCCTGAAGGGCAACGGCATCTACGCCATGTACGTCGTCGAGTACACCAGGAATGAGCAGGGCGTCTTCACAGCCAGCGCGATCCGCGTCTACGACATGGTCACCGAGATCCACCTGGGTGTCACCACCGGCGCCTACAAGGAAATCTAAACCACCAGGGCCGGGCAACCGGCCCCACATGAAAGGAGAACACTATGGAAGATATAGTTCAGATCTGGAAGCCGCAACCCACAGACAACCTGGCATTGAAGCCCTGTCCCTTCTGCGGTAACGAGGAGATCATGTATATGCAATACAAGCACACGGCGGGCCTTCGCTGGATGGTGATGTGTACCAAGTGTGTGGCCAGCATCGATCCCGGCTATGCACAGGAACGCCACCAGGTAGCCAAAATGTGGAACCGCAGAGCAGGCGAAAACGAATAAAGGGAACAACGGACCGGAGCTAAATGCTTCGGTCCTTTTTTGTGCAGTATGCCAGATTGATTTCTTCCATTTTTCTGGTATAATTGCAGTATAACCACAGCAAAAACACAGAAACAAAACAGGAGGAAAACAGTATGGAAGACAAGTTCGTTTATATGACCGTCGATCAGGTCGAGGTGCGAAAGGCGAAGGTCGCCGCTATCGAGGGGCTGGCTGAGATCCGGGCCGCCATCGATGCCACCAAATATGTCGTGGGTGATCTCGACAAGACCAGAGACCATCTCAGGGATCTCGATGAAATGCGGGCCGCGTTCCCCAGAGCTGCCGCCTATCTGGAAGCTGAGCGGTGGATCGCCACCGAGAACCCCATCAAGGTCCGGCTGGGCTCCCGCGCTATGGAGAAGATCCTGAACGGCGAGGATCCCGAAGCTGTCATTCAGGAAATGAGCAAGGGCCTGGATGCCTTCTACCTGGCACAGCAGGGGGATTGATTATGAAGTTGATTGAGCTGCACTTTCGCGGGAGTCCCAGAGCCTTTAATGTGGCTAACATCAATGTCGTAGCTCCCATCGTCATACCGGAAGGAGAAAGGACACCGGGTACAGGTAGATCCAAAGTATGGATGGTCGGCGACCAAGAGGAATGGACGGTAGATGAAAGCTACGATGATATTTTACGAATGATTCCGGAGGACTGACCATGGATATCAGAGCAAAGCTGATTGAGCTGTATTGCGAGGTTGAACAACTGCGTTATCTGCGAAAGGGCGTAGCAGAATGTGTTGACATCCTGATTGCCAACGGTGTGACGGTGCAGCGGTGGATCCCGGTAACGGAGCGGCTGCCGGACAAGGAGCTCTTGGAGTACCAGAAGAAATATGACCAGGACAACATGGAAGTTCTGGTCATGATTAAAGGAGCCAAGGAGGCAACCACGCTGTACTACGACAATGAAGGCGACTTTATTGACGAAAACGACGATGCGTGGCTGGTCACCCACTGGCAGCCTATGCCGAAGCCGCCGAAGGAGGATGAATGATGGAGGCAACGTGTAAGCTCGGCTCAAAGGGCTGTTTCACCGACGGCAAGTGCCGATACGATAAGGACTGCGAGAACAAGGTCTTCACCATCGCCGACCGGATCCGCGCCATGAACGACGACGAGCTGCGGAATTTCCTGTGCGGCCTGATGAATTGTTCCGGCTGCACCTTTGGAAGTTCCAGCGGCTGCACACTGAAAGAATGGCTCCAGATGCCATCGAAGGAGGACTGACCATGTACTACGAAGATGATTTTTACTACGAACCCAGCGAATTTGACCAGCAGGTCGAGGAGTTCAAGGCAAGCCTGATAAAGTCCGTCAAAGAGGAATTCTTGCAGCGGATGGATGCTCTTGAAAAGGAGAACGCCGCCCTGCGGGAGTTCCGGGATCAGAAGGCCGCCGTCATCCGAGATTGCGAAGCCAAGGTTGCAGCAGCGCAGAGAGAGGCCCGGATGGCTGAGGAGAAGTGGAAGAAAGCAAGGCTCCATCAGCTCCTGGGCGACTTCCTGACGGTGGGCTGGAAGGTCGGCTATGAGAACGAGATGGAGCCAAAATGCGACAAATGTGACGAGCACAGATATCTTCACTTTTTGTCTCCGCAGGGCAATAAGTGCAAGGAAATGTGTAATTGCGCAAGGTACAAAACCCGGTACTTCCCGAAAGAAGCCATTCTTTCAAAAATCTATGTCCGAAAGAGGGACTTTCGATCTGATGTTGATTTCGACCGTCTTAATAGGTACTATACCGTCGAAAGAAGTGACCGGGACGAATACGACAGATATGAGGCGACTTCGGATGTTTACGAATCCGGCTTCGCATGTGAGAAAGTCGGAAATCAATACCGAGCGGTCTTTCTTACTGAGGAGGATTGCCAGCGGTACTGCGACTGGCTGAATGAGCAGGAAGCCAAAAAGCGGGCGAAGGAGGAAGTATGAGTTATTCAAGTTTATGGGGCATCGACAAAAATTGGAGCGGAAAGCGGCTTACTGAATATCACAACAGTTGGCTGTTCTGCCCAATTACATGGAATGTTCTTCTGTGCAAGTATATCAAGCCGGAAGAACGAACTGGCTATGGCCGTGTATGGACGAACTATATGTCCTGGGTCGGGATTTGTGACAGTGCGACCGCAGATAAAAAATGGCGGATGCTGAACGAGCGGATCAATAACAGCGGCATCCAACCTGACCGAGTTTTGTGGGATCTGTCGCAGCTCGGCGTGTTCGATGCAAAAGACAAGGACTTCGTTGCCGAGTGCATCGACAAGTTTGTTGAAAACAACATTGTCGGTAACCCGGAATATCAAGAAAGCGACCATATCATTGAGCGGTTCCACAAGGTTGCGGAGGACATCAGAAACCTTCCCCGGCGGTTCAAATACTTTGTCATCAAAGGAACGAGCGTTGACGACGAAGTGGAACGGTGGTTCTACCGAAAGCGGTTGTGCTCATGGAAAGAGTTCGTTTGCTACTTTACTGTGATTGAAAATCAGAAGGTGGTAGGATATGCGACGAACCTTCAAATGTGCAAAGGAGAGTCTAACAATGGGTGAACGTGTAGAAATGCGCTTCATGGACGATCCCGCGACTTTATGCCGGGTATATATGTTTAGAGTCCATGTATCCAAGACGAGGCTGCTCAACAAATACGTGGCCCTCTGGTACATCGTGAAGTATTTGTGGAAGGTGGTGCGCCATGGACGATAAGTACCCCTACCGAGTCTACGACAGCACCGGAGCGCAGGTGCTGTATGCCCCGGCGGATTGCCGGCACGATAAGAAAACCGAACAGAGCCTCCTGGAGAGCGGGCACACCATCAAGCTCCACGGGAAGCGGATCACGAAGAAGGAGATTAAATCATGAATAAGCCCAGAGAAAGAAGCCCCTATGCCGGTTGCGATGTGAAAACCCGCCCTGATGTCGGCAAGGATCCCATGAGCGGCAGAGACCTCGGAAACCAGGTATTCCGGGTCGAGGACTGGTGGGAAAATGTGTACGGCCGCTCCTGGATGGTTGCAAACGGCAACCCCGCTGCCATGTTCTATGGCATCCGCACCGGACTGCGAGGTTGCGTTCCTACCGATAACGAAGTCCTTTACGGTAAGATCGATGGCCTGGGCTACCTGTTCCATGTGTCTGAGCTGTGTCTTGAGGAGGACTGACCATGGAAGAACTTAAAAGCCAGCTCGCGGCAATGTGTGAGAGCAAGCTGGCCTATTGCGACATCGTGGACGAATGCCGTGAAACCGTCGATTTCGGTCTGATAATCGGTGTTCTCTTTGACTGTCTGGCCGATATGATGCGAAGCAAGGAGGTGAACTAACCATTGAGTTATGATATTTCGTTCCGAGTAAAGGTCGAGGGCGTGGACAAATACGTTGATGTCGGTACCTGTGATGCAAATATCACATGGAATGTCAGAAAGATTATTGAACTGTCTACTGGTTTGCCGTGGGTCAACGAAGCAAACAACGGCCGTTGCGTTGATGTGATTCCCAAAATCGAACAGGGCTTACGGGAGTTGAGAAGAAATCCGCAGAAGTACAAACCATACGAAGCAAGCAATGGCTGGGGCACTGTACAAGGAACTATCCGTTTCTATGAAACAATCCTTGCAGCGTGGGATGAATTTATCAGATGGCATGAAGAACTTGTGCCAGTAGCAACCTTTTGGATTATATAGAAACGGGAGGACTGACCATGCGTGAGATTTTATTCCGTGGCAAGGCAACAAACAGAATCGAAGGGCGTCCGTACAGAACAAACTACAAGAACGGTGACTGGGTCTTTGGTCTGCTGACCGATGTATTAAACTATGCTGGTTTTTCTGAAATGACCAACACAAACGGTGTCAGCGGCATCGAGGTAGATCCTGAAACAGTAGGCCAGTTTACCGGAAAGACTGCCAGGAATGGTGTGAAGATCTTCGAGGGCGATATTGTCAAAGCGAAGGTTATACAGAACACCGGCAGTGAGGTCCGCAAATATACGGAAGTATATGTTGTTGCATATCACCCGAAGTTTTGTTACTTCTACCTTAAAAGGGAGGGAAACAATCTATTGTTCGATGGCAACTGGGCCTATGGGGTATTTATCGAGGAGGTCATCGGCAACATCCACGACAACCCGGAGCTTCTGACGAAAAATTCTGCCATTGACTCGCCACTTGCCAAGCCATAGAATGTTCTTATAATAACCAATTCCACAGAATATTCTGAACATTATTGACTTTTTCATTCTATTCTGATATAATAATCACGTTAAGTGTGTGCGAGACATTTGACGAATTTTATATTTGTTAAAATCCGCAGGGGGAAAGTATGCTCGCACCATACAAGTACCTTTGCGGTTTTTTTATTGAGGTTTGTATGTCAAAGCCCATGATCGATTTAACAGGACAACGATTTGGTCGTCTCTCTGTAATTAGGCGTGACGATTCACGTAAAAATGCTGCTTACTGGCTGTGCAGGTGTGACTGCGGAAATGAGAAGGTAGTACAAGGGTGCCATCTAAGAAGCGGAGCTACCGTCAGTTGCGGATGCCTTCACATGGAGAACGCATACAAGAGCAACTGGTCTACGCACGGATGCTACAAAACAAGGCTCTATACGGAATGGATCAGTATGAAAGGTCGCTGCACCAATAAGAAAAACCATCGATATCCTGACTACGGCGGCCGGGGCATTAAGGTATGCCCTGAGTGGCTGGACAGCTTCGAGGCTTTCCGGGATTGGGCTCTTGCTAATGGATACCGGGACGACTTAACCATTGAGAGGAAAGACGTCAACGGAGATTACTGCCCTTCAAATTGCTGTTGGGTAACTCAAAAAGTACAACAAAACAATAGAAGAAACAACCACTACCTTACCCACCAAGGAAGGACACAAACCATCAAACAATGGGCCGAAGAAACTGGAATAAATGAAGTGGCTATTTATTCCAGAATAAATAAACTCGGATGGTCTCCGGAAAGAGCCCTTACAGAACCCATAAACAACCCAAAACAACCAAATCGAAAACCCCACTAGGAAGGGGTATGTGAATATCCTGTTGATAACTGTGGAGAACCGGGCCACCAAGGACAGTTCTCCACATTCCTAACAGATTTTTCCACACCGAAAGGAGAACCTATGCACCATGACTGTTTTGCCTGGGTGCGTCTGCTCCTGCTTGTCATCCTGATTATGGTGTTTGCACTCTGGTGCAACGTCATGGAGGCACGCATCCAAATGGAGCAGCATGAGCCGGAGGAGCCGGTTCAGAAGCAACCCATCTACATTGCCCAGGCGCAAACCCCTGCAATTATCCCCCTGAAAGCTGAGCCGGCACCAGAGCCGACGATCAGCAATCCCATGGAAGAAATCACGCCACCCACAGAAGAGGCTACAGAGCCGCCCACAGAGCCTGAAACTACATACACCGCCGAGGAACTGGAGATGCTGGCCCTGGTCATTTACCAGGAAGCCGGAGCCGACTGGTGCTCCGATGATACCCGCCTGATGGTCGGTACCGTCGTGATGAACCGCATCGCAGATCCCCGATTCCCTGACACCATGTACGACGTGGTCACGGAGGAGCGCGCATACGGAGAGCTGCACTGGACCGGCATTGTCTGGCCTGCCCGGGCAAGCCATCAGACCGAGGCCCATGCCGTCGAGCGGGCATATGCCATCGCCGAGCGGATCCTGCTGGGCGAGCGCAGCTTGCCGGAGGATGTCATCTTCCAGAGCGAGTACATCATGGGCGAGATCGTGGCCTATTCTGACGGTATGTACTTCTGCCGCTGAGACGCATCGAGTGACCGACTACCCATCAAAAGTGCTTTTCGATTCGTCTGAGAGCGAATCTGCAACACCCATAATATTACATACAGGAGGAAAACCCCTATGCTCAATCACATTACCATCATGGGTCGCCTGACAAGGGACCCGGAGCTGCGCCGCACTGGATCCGGAGTCGCCGTGGCCAGCTTCACCGTGGCCGTTGACCGGGACTTCGGCGGACAGGACGGCCAGAAGGAAACCGACTTCATCGACTGCGTGGCATGGCGTAATACCGGCGAGTTTGTGTCCAAGTATTTCACCAAGGGCCGCATGATCGTCGTCGATGGCCGCCTTCAGATCCGCAGCTGGAATGATAAGGACGGCAACAAGCGCCGCACCGCTGAGGTCGTCGCAGAACACTGCTACTTCGGTGACAGTAAGCACGACGACAACCAAGGCAACCAGGGCGGCTACTCTGCACCTGCTGGTGGCTACTCTGCACCGTCTACCGGTTATAGCGCACCTGCCGGAAACTACGGCACCGGCGGACAGTACGGCGGCTATGGTGGCGGCTACGCATCTCCCGCAGCACCGGCTGGTGACTATGCCATGCTGGAGGATGAAGGAGAACTGCCCTTCTGATACTGTTCTATGTTATAGAACACATAACACCGAAAGGGAGACGAAAAATCGTCTCCCTTTTTTTGCGTTGACAAACACAGAATTTAACAGTAAAATTACAGCATGAAAACAGAATAACCACGGAATGGAAGGGGATGGGGAAAATGCCGCAACGCATTATATTTGCGCTTCAAAAAGGCGGTGTCGGTAAGACATCGAGCACGGTAGCAGTGGCGGAGATCATGGCTGCTGCCGGATACAAGGTGCTGGTCGTAGACTTCGACTCGCAGGGCAATGCGACGAAGATGCTGACAAAGGAGAGTATTTACAAATACTCAGGCCGCACGATCATGGAGGCCATCAAAGAAAGAGCCGTCACGCCATATATCGTGAATGTCAAGGAAGGTCTGGATCTGATTCCGGCGGAGGACAAGCTGGCGTTATTTTCCCAGCACATCTATACGAACGATGTCAAGCACCCGTATGCGGTGCTGCAGCGTCTGCTGGCTCCTGTGGAGTCCGGCTATGATTTTGTTTTCGTGGACGTGGGACCATCACTGGGCGACCACATGATAAATGCCATCGTGTATGCCGATCATATCTTTATACCTCTGGACACCGGGGACTTTGCTATGGATGCCATGGTGCGGTTCATCAAGTTCGTGAACGATGCCAGGGAGAAGCGGTTCACAAGAGCCGAAGTCGGCGGGATCTTCCTGACCATGCGAGACGGCCGGCCGACAAAATATGAGCGGGAGATATCCGAGGGGATCCGTGAAGCATACGGCGACCTGATCTTCAAGACGGAGATCCATCGCCGTGTGAAAATCAAAGAAATGTCGTCAGAAGGGGTAGACATCGTGGCACCGGCCATGGAAGACTATCTGGATCTGACTGAGGAAATACTGCAACGAGTAAGAAAGGAGAAACACCATGAGCAAACATAATTCCGCACGGGATCGCATTGAGCGACTGAAGCGAGAGCAGGAGGAAGCTGCTGCAAAGGGCAACACCATCGCGGATGCCAATGCCAACCTGGTAGAGCAGTTGACCCACGAGGAGGCCGGAGATCCGGACTTCGCTGCAATCGCCGATAAGCTGAAGGCGAACCTGGACATGGAGAAGGAGCCGTCCTTCCTGGAAGGCACTACAAAGTTCACCATCTACGTTGACAACGAGGTGGCGGAAGCCTTCAAGGCCCTGTGCGTCAAGCGCGGCGATCAGCGCCGGTACGCTACGCAGGCTTTCAGCGATTTTATCGTAAAGAAGATGAAGGAACTCGGTCTGTAACCTGTCAAAATTCTGACACAGAATAGTCACAAAAATGTCAATAGAATAAAATGTCAAACAGCCACAGGATGCCGTCCCGTGGCTGTTTTTTCGTTTTTTCGCTCCAAGATATACCATGGAACAGGTGTACGCTTTGTTGTATTATTGTCATATATGATAATTTTCAGTAATATAATCCCCCGCTACAGCGACCACTCAATGCGCAGCTCTCCCTCAGCGTTGATATACACTCCGTCGATTAGCTGGAAAAGAAAAGATCTCCTACCGCGCAGATTGGCTGCCTCCCAAGAAAATGCCGCATCCCGAAGTACCGTTTTGAATCCGCTAACATCAAAATACCTCGGTGCATCCGCCTGAGACTTCGGCATGATGCGCATACGTTCAGCGTGCGCTTTATCGATTCTTTCTGCTATCTCCCCCACGGACGTCAGCTGGTCGTACTGCAGCAGATCCATGAGCTTATTTATTTCCGCATCCAATCGCTCGACCTCAACAGACCTGCTGCTGTCAGAGCTGCCATCGCTGGCGGCTCTTTTTTTTATAACGTCTTCCACCAACTCCGGTTCCCGGATCAGACGCAGGACTTCCTCCTCCACCATGGTGTCCAGTGTGGACATGGGAATATGAGGTGCCTTGCAATTAGGGTCCTTCACCATGTTTTTGGCCTTCTTTGCGCGGCTGTGGCAGGAATACACCACCTTTTTGTTCGGGCGCTTATTAGGGAAGTACCTGGCATTGCAGCAATCACAGTAAACGATCCCAGTCAGGAGATAATCGCTGTCCCCGGATGCCTCTGCATGGCGCAGTCGCTTCCGGCGGGACTTGACCTTCCGGTTCAGCTCCTCCGGCACGATGGCTTCATGCTGCCCCCGCTCCAGGACACCATCGAAGTGGATGTATCCGGCATACAGCGGATTATCCAGGACATTGCCGACGGTGCCGGTGTGGGACCAGTCACCATGCTTTGTCGTGCGGCCTTCCATCCGCCGGGAGATCTCCGTGACAGAATAGCCATCAGCATACATAGAATACACATCCCGAACCTGCTGAGCCTCCACCGGATCTACCACCAGCTCACCATCGATGTACTTGTATGCGATGGGCTCTGTTCCACCCCCGTGCCACAGACCATCCTCTGCGCGGCCGGATCGCCCGAGCAGGGTGCGTTCCACGATGGTAGAGCGCTCCATCTGCCCGAAAACGCTCAGGATGCCCACCATGGCAAGCCCGAACACTGTGGACGTATCGAAGCTCTCCTGCATCGACACAAAGGCAACGTCGTTTTTCATGAAGATATCCTCGATCAGATACAGCGTGTCCTTCTGGGATCGGCTGAGCCGGTCGAGCTTATACACCAGCACCACATCGTATTTCCCGGCCTTCACACCCTGGATCAGCGACTCCATGCCCGGCCGCTCCAGTGTGGCACCGGAATGCCCGGGGTCAATGTACATACCGGAAACCACCCATCCCTGGGCCCGACAGTAGGAAATGAGCCGCTCCTTCTGCATCGGTATGGAATACCCTTCCTGATCTTGACGCGCTGTGCTCACTCTTATGTAGATAACCACTTTTTTCATAATCTTTGCAAACCTCCATCAATACTTACTATTCCCTATTATCCCATAAGAATTAAGATTCAGACAAACATAAACGAGATAATTTGTGCATTATGCCGTGTTGCTTTCTTCCTTGTTTCTGGTATAATAACATCAAGAACACAGCAAAACCACAGCAAACAAAACAGCAAAACCACATCCCAAATACAGAAGGAGGAAAGAAAGTGGGAAAGAAAGTTGGAACCAAAACCGACCGAATCGTTGACCCGCAGGGCCGCGTCAGCATTCCCGGCTACATCCGGGAGCTTGCCGGTATCAATTTTGGCGATACCGTTACCGTGGAAGTCTGCGAAGATAATTCGATCCGCATCTATGCCAGCGGTGACCGCTGCTGCATCTGCGGAGAGATCCACGCACCTGATAAGCTGCTGACGACCGCCATCGGTCCGTATGAGCATAAGTTCTGTATCAACTGTGCCCGTACCATCTGCAATACGTTGAAGAAGTAAGGAGGAAATATCAATGATTACCCATAAGAAAGGCAATCTCCTGACCGCAAAGGAGAAAGTCATTGCCCATCAGGTCAACTGCTTCGGAGCTGCCGCCGGTCTGGCCGGTGCCATCTTCCGAAAGTGGCCTACCGCTGAGCGCGACTATCAGCAGCTCATTAAACGGTGCCCGCCCAAATCGCTCCTGGGAATGGCCCAGCTCACCGGCGAACAGAAGGACCGTGACCGCCATGTCATCTGCAACCTGTTCGGCCAGTACGAACCCGGCCCGGCCTACAATCCCAAGAAGCTGGAGCAGGCGCTGGAAATGCTCGGCAACACCGCCCGGATCATGAACTGGAGTGTGGCCCTTCCGTACCGGCTCTCCTGCGGCATTGCCGGCGGCGACTGGGACGAAGTTCTGGAGATCATCGAGCGAACCATGAACGGTGTTGACTGCGTGATTTACCAGAAGGAGGAGAACAGCTAATGATGAAATGCACCTGCGATGTCTGCGGTAAAGTGATTTGCAGAGCGCCCTTCGGGGAGTTCGTAAAAACCATACAGGAGGAAGCCCGTAGCCGCACCACATTGATTATCAAGGCCAGGAGCGAAGACGGTTCTTATACCAATTACGAGGATGTTTGCTGTGAATGCACGGACGGGATCCTCGCATTCATCGAAAGCCGAAAGGATGAACATAAATGAATTTATACGAGATTGACCAGTCGATCCTGGCTCTGGTGGATCCGGAGACAGGCGAGATCCTGGACTACGATGCCTTTTCTGAACTGCAAATGGCCAAGGAGGAGAAGATCGAGGGTATGGCCCTCTGGCACAAGAATCTGACCGCTGAGGCCGCTGCCATCCGTGCCGAGGAAATCAACCTTGCTGAGCGCCGGAAGGCCCTGGAGAAGAAGGCTGCAAGCCTGAAAGAATACCTGACCGAGCTGCTGTCCGGTACCAAGTTCAGCACCGCCCGCGTGGCCTGCTCCTTCCGAAAGTCCAAGTCCGTGGAGATCACGGACGAAGCTGAGTTCATCCGCCAAATGGAGGAAAGCCAGCACTACGAGTTCCTGAAATACAGCCCGCCGACGGTCAACCGGACGGAGATCACCAACGCCATCAAGGCAGGAAAGCCTGTACCCGGTGCCCAGCTGATCGAGAAGAACAACCTGTCTATCAAATAAGGGGGATACAACCATGACTGAAGCAACTAAGACCGAAGCAATCGATATCAAGTCCATGAACATCTTCCAGCGTGTGGCGGCCATCACCGCCGAGCTGGGTACCGTTGCAAAGAACCTGAGCGTCAAGGCGGGCGGCGGCTCCTACAAGGCCGTGTCCGAGCGCGATATCATCGATGCCGTCAAGCCTCTGGAGGAAAAGTACCGGGTGTACTCTTACCCCAGCATCCGCGAGATCATCGATGACGAAATTCTGGAGGGTGAGAAGACCTACAACGGCAACACCACGAAGACGACTACCTTCTTCACCCGGATCAAGACCGTGTATACCTTCGTGAACATCGACAAACCCGAGGAAACCTTCTCCACCATCGTGTTTTCTGAGGGCATCGATCCCGGCGACAAGGGCTCCGGTAAGGCCATGACCTACGCTGACAAGTATGCCATGATGAAGGCCTACAAGATCAGCACCGGCGACGATCCCGACCAGAACGCAAGCGAGGAGAACCGCTACACCCGCTCCGGCAACGGCAACAGAGGGAACCAGTATCAGGGCCAGTACCAGAACCAGCCCCGTCCCGGTCCCGTGTACGCCTGCCAGAAGTGCGGCAGCCAGCTTCAGGACACGAGACGCACGGACGGATCCATCATGACGGCATCCGAGCTGGCACTCTATTCCTCTCAGCGCTTCGGTGCAGTCCTTTGCCCTGACTGCCAGAGAGCAGCAACGACCAATCGCGGCCAGAAGTAAACAGAAGGAGAGAAGACCATGAAAATGATCTGCGTGGAAGGCTACAAGGCCTACAGAGGGAAAATGATTATCACACCGAAGCATCCAGGAATCGAGCCCTTCGTTATGGAGGGCGACTGGATCTACAGACCCGATACCGACTGCTGGTACGGATGCGGACGCAGCTTCTGCTCCGAGATCTGTACAACTGTAACTGAATGATTCGTCAGAACAGGCTGGAACTACAAATTCCGGCCTGTTTTTTTGTGCATTATTCCAGATTGATTTATTCCAGATTTTTGGTACAATAATACCACAACACAGCAATACCACAGAAAAAGAACCGCAAGAAAACAGGAGGAAAACAGAAATGGCAAGAAACGATGATTTCAGAACTTTGGAGAAGGACGTGTACGATAAATGGGATGTCATCGAACAGATGCTCGACAGGTTCGACTGGGACTTCTTCAGTGACAGCGGAGCGGTCACGGCTCAGGGCTACGAGCTGCTGGATGATGCTTTTCAGGATTCTAGCACGAAGGAAGAAGTCGCCGCCTATGTGGCCAACGAGGTCTACGTCATGAAGAAGCGGATCAAGAACACTCAGAATACTGAGAGAGCCGCCGAGCTCCTGGCAGTTGCCAACTGGCTGATCGATTACATCCGTGAAAACTTCGAGGAAGAAATCGTGCAGGATCACGAAGAATTCTCCCGAAATTACCTCCGGGGCTGATTAACAGCCCCTCCCACCTGAAAGGAGATAATACCATGTGCATGAAGCATCACTATGACCGCAACCGCAAGGCCGTCCAGCAGGCTCTGGACCGCCGGAAGGAAGACGCCCACGAAGCCGCCCAGGATGCCGCCGGACAGGCGCTCCGTGACGAACTTCGCAAAAGCAACCAGAGACGTGAGGCCGCAAAAGTGGCCGCAGAGGACGCTGTGTGCCGCCATGTAGCCCAGGTGGTCAAGGAGACCAACCGGGAGAGCGCGCAGCGGATGGCCCAGCTCCGCCAGGAACATTATCGCCGTGACCGCAAGGCCCTGGAATCCAAGCAGCTGAAGATCTGCCTGCTCCTGACCTTCTTCCCCCTGGTGATGGCAGCTTCCGCAATCCGGCTCCATAATCTGGGTATGGTCAACCTCTGGGTGTCCCTGCCCCTGACCACCCTGGCCTGCACCATCAGCGTGTGGAATTTCGTGGCCTACATCACCCGGAACATGAAGCAGAGGGAGGTGAAACACCATGCCTAAATACACCCCCATCTACAGGTGCCTGTTGTGCAACGACGCGGTACAAATCGCAGCTCCGGTGGAAGCTAACCGAGAAGATGTGGAAAAGCTGCTGGAAAAAATCATCAGTCGGCAGGTTCATTTTGAATCCCACCCGGATCTGTGCCAGGTCCCTTCCCGCATCCAGCATAATTGCAAATTAGGAAGCCTGGGCGTCGCCCACTTCGCCGGCTTCCTGAAAGTTGAGTAACAGAAAAGGAGAATTACCATGAGTATCGAAATGCACACCCTCAAAGCCCGCATCACCTTCCAGGAGGAGGTCCTGGGCACCGCATCCAACAATCCCAACATCCACAGCGAATTCATTGCCAGCAAGGCTGAGGACGCCAAGAGCATGGAGGAGGAAGTGGCAGCCATCGGCGCTGAAGGCGTGGTCGAAAAGGCCATGACCGTCTTCCCCCGGAACGGATCCGGCAACCCCATCCTGTGGGACTACCAGATCAAAGGCTTCTTCAAGGACTCCGCCGCCGCTCTGAAGAAGGTCCCCGGCACCAAGGCCAGCAAGGTCAAGGCATTCAAAAAGGAGATCGACGGCCTTCTGTTCATCAGTCCCCGCATGATTCCCTTGAACATTCCCTCTTCTCTGGGACACTGCGAACGTCCCCTCCGGGCATCCACTCCCATGGGTGAGCGTGTCGCCCTGGCCAACAGCGAAACCGCACCCGCCGGTACCACCATCGAGATTGAGATCCAGTGTCTGACCAAAGATATGCTGGAGCTGGCCCGGGAGTGTCTGGACTACGGCATCCTCCGCGGCATCGGCCAGTGGCGGAACAGTGGCAAGGGCCGCTTCACGTGGGAGGAGATCGAGGAGAAGAAGAAAGCCTGATCCGCAATGGCACGGTGAAGCATGGAACCGCCGTGCGTCGCCGCGCCTAGCACGGAGCTGCAACGCTAAGGCGATGAATTGCACAGTAATGGCAGAGCAAGGAGAGGCGTGTCCTCGACCAGCTATGCGAAGCAACGGCGTGGCAAGCCTGGGAATGGCTACGGCTTGGATCGGCACGGAAGGGCAGCGCACTGCTGAGCAATGGCATGGGATAGAAACGCATTGATCCGCCACGGCATTGCCCTGAGTTGCAGGGAGATGCAAGGCTATGGCAAGGCAACTCCAGGCCACGAGTTGCACAGCAAAGGCAGGGCCAAGAAAGGAAAAGCACAGCGCGGCCAAGGCATGGCACCGGAACGCTTCGCAAGGGATATGAGCCGCGAAGCAAAGAATTGAAAAGCATGGCAATGGCAAGGAAAAGAAATGAGTGGCAACGGCAAGGCGAATAGGTGAGAGGCCATGGTTCGCAAAGGCATGGAGCCGCATGGCACCGAATCGCAACCTGCAGCAAAGCAAAGGCATAGCCATGGTAAGCTATGAAATGAGGAGCCAAGGCAGAGTGGGGCAATGATTGGGTCAGCTGATCTTTGCACTGCAATGGCGTAGAAAGGCGATGAAACGAACGGCAATGGCGTAGGTCTGCTGAGCATAGAACGGCTAAGGCAAAGCTATCCCCGGCGAAGCAAAGGCATGGCGCCACCATGCACCGTATAGCAACGGCAGGGAACTGCGCAGATGTGCGCGGCACCGCTGCGGCATTGCGACGCGCAACACGGCGAAGGCAAAGCATGGAAAGGCAAGGATAGGCCACCACAAAGAAGAGCCCCGACAACCCCGAGGCTCTTTTTTGTGCAATATCCCAAATTGAAACACTGCAAAAATCCAGTATAATAACATTGTAAGAACAGCAAAAACACAGAAATAGAACAGGAGGAAAACAGAATGAAAGTCATCAATGACCGCTGCCCCTTGCAGTCGGAATGTGAGCGGAAGAAGTGCGAGTTCAAGAACCATGAGCTCGACTGCTCCTACTACCATGCCAACTCCCGGCCCGGTTACGAGATCGCAGACCAGGAAGCGAAGCGCTGGTCCTCGAACAAGCTGACCTTCGACATGGACGAGGACTGGGACGATGACGAGGATCCGGGCGAAGAGGAAGAGCTGGCACCGAGACCCATCAACGGCCTGATGTGCAAGCTCCCCATCGATAAGCTGGTCCCCCATCCCGACAACCCCCGGAAGGAACTGGGCGACCTGACCGAGCTGGCCGCATCCATCGAGGCCAAGGGTGTGCTGCAGAACCTGACCGTCGTGGAAGCAGGCGACGACACCTACCGTATCATCATCGGCCACCGTCGGCACGCTGCTGCCAAGCTGGCAGGACTGACGAAATTGCCCTGTGTCATCGCCGTCATGACACCCCAGGAGCAGTTCGAGACCATGATGGTAGAGAATGTCCACCGCTCCGATCTGACCACCTACGAGCAGGCAGAAGGCTTCCAGATGATGCTGGACATGGGCGGCAGCGTTGAGGAGGTCGCCGAAAAGACCGGCTTCTCCGAAACCACCATCCGCCGGAGAGTGAAGCTGCTGGATCTGGACAAACAGAAGTTCAAGAAGGCAGAGGAGCGCGGAGCCACCATGGGCGACTACCTGAAGTTGAGCGAGATCCAGGACCCCGAGCGCCGTAACAAGGTACTGGACACCATCGGAACCGCTAACTTCCACAACAGTCTGAAGGATGCCATTGCGGAAGAAAAATTCCTGGCCCGTATGGAGCGTGTGCGGAACTACTTCCGGAACGAGCAGGACTGGTGCCGGGAGAAGACGGATGAAGAGATCGGCTATGGCGAGGGCCAGTATTCCTACCATACCGCCTACGACAAGTTCCATGCCGAAGATCCCAAGGCCCCGAGCAATGTCGGAAACGTTGATTACATCTGGGCCATCACTGCCCCCAACACCGTCACCATCTACAAGAAGGTCATCAAATCTGCGGAAAAGGCACCGCTGTCCCCCGAAGGCCAGCGGAAGCAGAAACTCAAGGAAGATCTGGAGGAAATCAAGAACGAGCTGAACCGTATTTCCAAGAACCACCGGGAGATGCGTGAAGAGTTCATCCATGACTTCACGGCGGTCCATAACTACGAAATGGATATCCAGGAGTTCGCCGCCATGGCGCTGATCCATCAGTCAGACGGCTATGTTCACAGAATGGACACAGACCGGCTGGGCAATCTTCTGGGCGTCCAGGTCGACAGCAAGGGCATCATGGACGATGCCGGTATGAAGAAGGCGCTGTTCAATCGTCCCCAGTACGCACTCCTCTGCACTGCCTATGTGTCTCTGGAAGGCCCCGGCCAGAAGTACAACGACTCCGGCTACTGGATTACGGATGTCGGCTTCCCTCCCGAGCACAAGAAATCCCCCGCGCTGGATCTGATCTATAAAGGCCTGGAATCCATCGGCTATGAGATGTCCGATGAAGAACTGATGATGCAGCGCGGTACCCATCCGCTGTACCAAAAGGCCAAGGAGCTGATCGCTGAGTACAAAAAGGCTCAGGAGGATGCAGGCCATGGCTAAACAGAAGAAGCAGAAGAAACAGAGGAAACCGAGCAAGGCCCGTGGTATCATGGGCCGCTCCGATATCCCCTATGCCCAGCGGCTGAACATGCAGCACGATAGCAACATCGTTGTCAACCGTGACCATGCAGCAAAGATCGCCATGTTCTGCCTGAGTGCTGCCATGTACGAGGAGAAGGGCGTCGGCTACAAGCGGTTGATTCAATTCTCCTTCCACTTCAAGGAGGTCGTGGACGAATTCTACGAGGATCCCGATCTGGGCATGGCCCACGCAAAGCACCGGATGGAGCAGATTGGTATGCCGATCTCCGGTGAGCTGTTCACCATCGACGCGACAGGCAAGACTAAGCGGGAGCACGAAATTGACCTGAACCGTCTGCAGGCTGTTCAGATTGCGCTGATCTGCGGTTCCATCTCCATGAATGATATGTTCGGCTACGCCAAGGAAGTGCAGCAGCGTATCCTCAAAAAGTCGAACGAGTATTCCGCCCGGTATGCCAAGGAGGGCGAGAAGTTCCTGCTTGAGAAGATGGAGAAAATCGGCTTCCAAGTCGTGAACGGCGAAGTCATCGGGTACATGGACGATGACGGAAAAATCCTCACACCGAAGCAATGGATGAAGGAGGCTGGCCATGAGAGCACTTGATTCTTTGGAAATCTTGAAGGACCTCATTCGTCTGGAAAAGTGGCACGAGGACAACTGGAAAGACTTCACCGTCGGCGGTGAGTGTTCCAACTGTGGCAACTGCTGCGGCAACTTCCTCCCTGTCTCCGAAAAGGAGATCCGCACCATCCATCGGTACTTGAAGAAGCATCCCATCAAGGAGCAGATTCACCGGTACCCAACCGCAACCCCTATTGCTGACTTCACCTGCCCGTTCCGTTCCGACACCGAAAAGAAGTGCCTGATTTACGAAGTGCGCCCCATGATCTGCCGGGACTTCCGGTGCGATAAGCCGAAACAGAAGATTTTTGCAGACCGGGATCTGTATCAAGAAAAAAACGGTCTCTGCGATATGCGCGGAGAATTCTTTGGGAGGAAAATGCTGTGATTAAATGCAATATCAACAGGAAGAAGAACAAAGTCTGGGTAAAGAGCGACGGAACCGCTGAAGAAATGATGTCGGAAACCGCTGCTTTGATCCAGTTGACCTACCAGGGAATCAGGGAGAAGAATCCGGAGGCAGCCAATGGATACAAGCTCCACCTGCTGGGCCTGCTGCTGGATCCGGAAAGCCCCGTGTGGAAGGAGCCTGACCATGACAAATAAGGAACTCGCCAACGAACTGATTATCAGATACGCTGGCTTACCCCATCCTATGCGCGGCATGATTCAGGAGGCAGCGCGGAGACTGCTTCAGATGGTGCCGGATGATCCGGCCAAGGCGGGAGCCATGGAGGCAGATAGCCTTCGTCAGCTGGCCGCTGAATGGCCGGTGACGAATAAACCCGGGATAATAACTTCTGACGAATGGCTCCGCTGTGTTTGCATCGCAGCTGCGGATCGGATAGATCAGATGTCAGAAACCATCGATTATGGCCGGACCATCAATGCCGAGAACGTCAGGCTGACGGCCGAGCGGGATGCCCTGAAAATCGACAAGCTGAACCTGATCGCCATGGTGGAGCAGCTGGAGAAGATCCGGGCAGAACGGGATTCCATGGCTGCGTATTTGAAGAGGACCTCCGAGTGTGGCCTCTGCAAGCACTGTTATTGTGCCGAAGACGAGGGTCCCTGTAAATCGTGCTACACCGAGCAGAACTACCCCAAGTGGGAATGGAAAGGAGCATGACCATGGATAGATTGACAACTGACAACCGGAGGACGAACCTTCAGACCTTGCTGAATTATGCCTATGCAAAAGACCGTGCCGTGCATCTGGTATTCGGCAACGATGAAGACAACATCCCCCTTGCCGAATACATCGCACTTCAGGCCGGTGAGCACGGATGCCGCACAGATCCAAGAGAGGTCATGGAAGGTGGCTGCATGGAATGTGACTGCCCCATTGCCATCCTGAACGCGGTAGCCATTCAGGCAGCAGAGCTTCGGGCCCGGCTGATGATGATCGAGGACATCCTTGGCGATACCTACGACCTGGATCACCTCCGGGAGCTGATGACCGCCGACCGGGAAGGCCGAACTGATAAAACCAAACAAGGAGATCTGAACCATGGAAAACATTGAATTCATCCGATCCAAACTGACCAATGCCGAGCTTCTGGCAGGTCTGGCAGAGGAAGCCACCGAACTGGCCCATGCTGCGCTGAAGATACGCCGCGTCATGGATGGCAAGAACTACACGCCTGTCACCTTCGACGAGGCATTTGCAAACCTCAAGGAAGAAATCGGCGATGTGCTGCTGTGTCTGGAAATGGTGGGCCTCACGGTGGAACTCGAATCCTACCGGAAGGACATGGATGCCAAGCTCGAACGCTGGGTGCGCCGGCTGAAAGGTGAAACCAAGGAGGGATGACCATGGCCGGTACATACCGCCGTTACCCCCTGTGAGGCATTCGTGATAACTGCCTGCCGAAGCTGTATGGCTTCCTAAAGATTGGAGTCTAAAAATAGCCATGGAAGAAATATCGAGGAGTAACAAGCAATGGACCAAGGAAGAAGAGAACTACCTCCAGGAGAAGTGGGGAATAGTGTCTATCCCTAGCATTGCAAAACATCTGGGGCGCTCGGTTCACGCAATCAAGATTAGAGCAGGACGAATGGGATTAGGACCAGTCTTGATGGGTGGCGACTATATCACTCTGAACCAACTGCTATACGCCGTAAAAGGCACCAATGCCGGAGGAAACTACACGCTGAAAAGCTGGGTTGAAAACCGAGGGCTGCCGGTCCACACCAAGAAAGTCGTCAACAACAGATTCCGCGTGGTCTACCTGCATGAATTCTGGGACTGGGCGGAGAAAAACCGCTCATTCCTGGACTTCTCAAAAATGGAACCGCTCGCCCTGGGAGAAGAACCGCCATGGGTAGCAGAGCAGCGGAAGAATGACTTCCACGCGTATTCCCTCCAACGGAAAGACCAATGGACCCCGGACGAGGATTCGCGGCTGAAGATGCTCCTCAATCAGCACAAATATGGATATGCCGAACTGTCAGAAATGCTCCGCCGGTCAGCCGGAGCCATCCAGAGACGCATCTGCGACCTCGGCATAAAAGAGAGGCCGGTGAAGGCTGATAACCATGGTGAGAATGCCAAATGGACTGATAGCGACTTCAAAATCCTGGCAGACGGCATCCGCCGAGGCGAAGGTTATACCACAATCAGCAGGAAGATAGGTAAATCCGAAAAAGCCATAAGAGGGAAAGTCTATTTCGTGTACCTGACCGAAAGTGCCGATAAAGTCCGGGGAATGATGGGAAATGGTCCCTGGGGAGCAGGGGCGCCGGCGCCGACTGTCAAGCAGGCAATCGTTCTTTCCAGAACCAGGACTGACACGAAACTACAGCTAGAGCGGCTCTGTGATGTCCTGCGGCATCGAGCAAAACAGCTGAAGGGAAAGGACTACGACCGGTACTTCCAGCGAGCCATGTGCGACAATTGGGACGACCTCCATGGTGAGTGCAAGGCCGGATGCGAGGACTGTGATAGCTGCACCGAGTTCATCCGGATCAGACCCCAATATTGTGTGCGTTGCGGCGCCACATTCTTTGAGCGATCAGAAAACCGTGTGTGCCAACCATGCAGGGTAGCTCGCCGAAAGATGGCATACAAGAAATACCGGCACCTCTACAAAGAAGTGGCCAAGAAAGAGGAGGACTGACCATGCCCAAGGGAGTATATGAGCGGACGCACCATCACACCTATACGGTTTATGACAACCGCAAGGAATACCCGTGTCCGGTCACCATCGGCGGCACGGCGCGGGAGTGTGCAGCTGCCATGGGGATCTCCCTGGCCAGCTTCCACACCACCTACACGAAGCTGAAGAACGGAAACAAGAAGGCCACCCGGAAGTGGGATATCTTCCGGGATGGCCCCGGAGATACGGAGGAAGAAGAATGTACAAAGTGAGAGCCTGTTTTGAGATCGCCGCAAGCGCCGGCATGGCCTATGATGAGCAGGGCAACCCCAGCTCCATTGGAATGCAAATCACCATCGGCGAATCCCTGGAGAAAATACCCTACGAAGAGCTGACGAAGAACATCAAAATCGATGCCGTCGCTTCCATGCTGAAAGTGGATCCGGAGGAGATCACCATCATTACCCCGGAGGAATATGACGAAAGGTACGGTGACGATGAATGATCCATGATTACGGCCAGCATTTCATTTTCCCCGGATGCAATGACGACACCACCGTGAAGAACATCATGGCCCAGGTTGAGGATCTGTCCGACCAGGCCATCTACAATGCCATCATCAAAGCGGCCCAGGAGGCAGGCGTCACGGATCTGTACCTGATGGACAAGACCTTCGTGCTCGATGCCCTCCGGGAGAAGCTGGAGCGTGAGAATCAGAAGCCGCTGACCATCGAGGAGCTGCGGCAAATGAACGGAAAGCCGGTGTGGATCGTGTGGTCGGACAACCGCATCAAGAGCCAGTGGTGGATCCCTGGGGACTACTCATGGTATGTGATGGAGTTCGATGACCCCATCATGGAGCGGAGATACGGGGAAAAGTGGATCGCCTACCGCCACAAGCCGAAGGAAGTGGTCGAATGATCGCCCCTGAAGTCAAAAGGACAGCCTACGAAATTGAATTGGATAAAGCCCAATTACGGGCATGGCTCACAGTGGATCCCGACCAACCTGATTCAGAGTATGAGCAAATGAAGAGCACCATTGCCATGGCCATCCGCGAGGAACTGACTCAGGTACAGCAGAAATATCTCACCATGTACTATTTCGATAACATGGCAATTCAGGATATCGCCGATGAATGTGGCGTGAACAAATCCACAGTCAGCCGGACGATCCGGCGGGCAGAAGACAGGCTGGCGAAGGTGCTGCGCTATGCCTTCAAGCGACTGCGGGCACCGTTTTTACCGAAACGCAACAGAAAAAGGAGAAAGCAAGGAGATAAAACCATGAGAAAACTATTTTGCTACGGCAAGCAGGATTACTGCGACAAGGCACTCTGCAATGGGTGTGAGGTTTACGATGGATCCGGAGCCGAGTACCAGAAGATCGAAACCCGCGCCGACCGGATCCGCTCCATGAGTGACGAGGAGCTGGCGGATTTCATGAATAAAGAGCATGACTTCTGCAAGAGCCTTCCCAAGTGCCTTGCGCAGCTGAAAACCGATGATCCGATCCCTGACCATTGGTGCGCGGCCTGCATCCTGGAATGGCTCCGGCAGCCCGTGGAAGGCACCAAGATCACCATCACCGGTGAGAAAAATGAATAACAAGGAGACAAGCAAAATTCGCCTGCTTGCCGTAGAACGGATTATCCAGAGAGGCGAGCGTGTTACGATCAGTCAAATTCTGCGTGAGCTGGATCTGAAGTACGACATCCAAGCCGACAGAAAATCGATTGCTGCGGACATACGCGCTATTGATCGATTCATGCCAATAGAATCCATTAGAGGAAGGCATGGAGGTTACCAGGTCGTTGATGTCCTGGGTATGAGTAAAAATTGAGGACTGGTGAAATTATGTTTGAATTCATGACGATGGAGGAAGTGTTCATCGTTACCTTTTTGATCGCAGTCATCACGGGCATTGCCCTGGGATTCGTGACCTACCGTATTTTTGAGAAAGATAGCAAAGAGGAGGAATAACCATGATGTCTCATAAAACCTTCCCGGAGGATCTGGAGAAGGACGAAACCGGCGTGCATTTCTCAGGCCCTTCCTGTAAGTTCACAGAGGGCGTCAGATGCTCCAAAACAGGCAGGCACTGTGAAAGATGCGGACATAACCCGGAAGTGTCCAAGGCGCGGCTCAGGGCGTTCTGTGAGGCCCATGAGATTACCATGCCTGATACCCACCGGTAAAGATAATTGTTTTATCAAAATTTCCGTCAAAACATTCAGAAAAGGCACTTCAAAAATCAAATTCTTATGATATAATCCCAATAGAATCATTACGTTTGTTGGGGGATCCGCCATGAGCAAACTGGACGACGATATCCGAGCCGCAGATGCACTGGGCATCTCATATGGCTACTACATAGCCAGGTCCTATAATCCGTATGCTGCCATGGCGACCCCCACACCCAAAGTAAAAAGGCGCCGTACACGCAGATACACCGACGAGCAGCTTTTCCGCCTCTGGCAGGAAGGGTATACCGATGAACAGATCGGTCAGGCCGTCGGTGTATCGCGTCAGTTTATCCAGCGATGGAGAGACCAGCTGGAGCTTCCATCCACCTCGAAATTCCTCGTAAATACAAAAAAATACCGCCTCACCACAATGCGAGACGGTACCTATATCGTTATAATCTCTGACTAATCTCTAATAATCTCAAACTTGTAAATTTTCCTGATAAGTTGATAGAAAATTTGATAGTTTTGTGATATGATTACATACAAGAAAAAACCCACCCCTTTGCTTGCCGGCTAGGGTGAGTTTTAGGTGAGATATGACAAAATCGGAATCCCGGTGAGAGATGCCTCTTTTGGCAAATCAGCAATATTTAGATACTCCGATTATATCATATTCTGCGCCAAAATCAAGAGAAAATGGTGAGAAAATATGAAAAATTCGGGCAATCTCGCAGTACGAATTGATGCTGCTGAACAACAGCTTTTATTTCATCACAACCCACAGAATACCAGCGGGTGGATCACACTCGCAAAGAAAGACCCCGATACAAAAAGATTCCGTCAATACCATTACCAACCGGAGGAGCTGGCAAGCGCTCTGTCTGATTGGATGGGAGAAGACGTTTATTATTCCCAAAATTCATTCTATAAGCCCCAGCGCCGTATTGATAACATCCGGCAGCTGAGGACCCTATATGTTGATCTCGATGTCTACACTATGGGCATGACCCCTGAATGGGTATTAGGCAAGCTGGAGTTTGAAGTCTTCGGACAGGCACTCCCTGAGCCGAATATGGTCATCTTTAGCGGTCGCGGCCTCGTGCTGATCTGGCACATTGAACCGCTTCCCTATCAGGCTATGCCCCTTTGGAGAGCCGTTGAAACCTATTTCGTGAATCAGCTGAAAGAGGTTGGAGCGGATACCAAAGCCACGGATCCGGCGCGTATCTTCCGTCTGGCAGGCTCCATCAACAGCAAGAACAAAGCTGAGGTGAAAACGGAGTACCGGCACGACCACCGATATGACATCCACCAGCTCCAGTATGATTACCTTCCTGAGCTGTCACCAAAGAAACTGGCAGTCAAGAAGAAGGGCCGTCATACCAAGATCGTCCGGATGTTCAACACCTATACGCTCCACCTATCACGTGCAAGAGATCTTGCAAAACTGGTAGAATTGAGACAAGGTGATGTGGAAGGATTCCGTGAGACCATTCTGTTCCTTTACCGCTACTGGACATGCTGCTTTACCGATGATCCCGACAGAGCCCTGGAAGACACCCTGAGCCTTAACAGTGAATTCCTTCGCCCCCTGCCGGAAAAAGAAGTGGCCAGAGCAACCAAGAGTGCCCAGAAAGCCTGGGAAGCCAAGTCTGATGTCAAAGCCAATGAAATAGCCAAGACTCTGGGTTATCCCGGAGCCGGTTATAACGTAAGCAACAGCAAGCTCATTGAATGGCTGGATATTTCTCCACAAGAACAGGAGCAGTTATCCTCCATCATCGGTGCTGTTGAAAAACGGAGAAGGAACCGCATCCAGAAAAAGAAGTGGAGAAGATCCCAAGGTATGCGCCCTATGGAGGAGTACAACCAGGAACGGAAACAGCAACTGTTCTCCAAATCCGAACAGTTGAAACAGCTCATTGAGGAGAATCCCTCCTGGACCAATAAACAGCTGGCAGATGCTATGAATACCACTGTCCGGTCTGTGCAGAGATGGAAGAAACATTGAGCAAGCAGGTTACACCCTTCATCTAAGCGGACACATCATGTCACCCCCCAGAAATCCAAGTATAGCACTGTTTTTCAGGGAACCGGTGGAGGGTTTGTATGTATGGTTACAGACATACCTGAGCATACAGAGGTAAACCTCCTTCATCTAAGCGGACACATCATGTCACCCCTATTTGTAAAGGGACATACCCTGAGCCACCAGAGAGAAACGGAACATTGGAGTGAGAGACCATGGCACGAAAACGGCCAGAGAGAGATCAAGTTGAAAAGCTGTTATTAGAGAACCGCCGGCGCGATGCAAATGATATAGCGGAGGAAGTTGGGCTCGTAGAAACCATGGGCTATGATAAGGCCGTGGACTATGTGCGCAGCGTAAAAAAATCCATGAGAAAAGCAGGGACATTCCCTGACGAACCATATAGATTCGCTTCTGAAGAGGAGCGGCTGGAGGATATCACCAAGCTGTTCGAGCTGAGAAAGGGAAAGACCATCAATGAACAGGTGGCCTACCTCATGCTCCTGCTGAACTGCTTCTATCGGCTCAGATCCCAGGATGACGACATCCACTGGAGAGCCATGGATGATACCTACGAAAAGAACCTGGAGCTGGAGGAGCCGCTGCCATGGGACACTGCCATCCATATCTGTGAAGTTGCACAGGCCAGATATATGCAGTCCATCAATGAGCAGGAGATCGCGCGGGCTAAGAGAAAAGGCCTTCCGTTTGCAGGCTTCTGTTATGCCAGTGATACGCTGATCCGAGAGCTGGCCATCACCGATGAAGAACTCCAGCACATGAAAAGCATCAGGAAAGGATGACACCTTTGGAAAGAATGACAGCCGAAGCCTTCCGCGCGAGTTACCAGGGAAAACGGAACCGCGCACTGGGGCTGCAGTTTGAAGAGATCATCACCGAGGCCTGCGAGCACTACCGCGCCATGGGCCTCGCCTACATAGAAAAAACCCCCGAACCGATGCGAGTCATCGGAGTTATCAACCGCAAGCTGGGCCACTTCAAGGCTCATTACGAGAAAGCGGCACAGCCGGACTTCAAGGGCACCATGGCGGGCGGCCGCGCCGTTTGCTTTGAAGCCAAGCACACCGAGACAGACCGCATCAAACAGGATGCCGTCACCGAAGACCAGAAGAATGCCATGGACCTCCACGAAGCCATGGGAGCCTGGTGCTTCGTTATCGTGTGCCTGAATAACACCTACTACCGTGTCCCCTGGGAGCGGTGGAAGACCATGAAAGAGGACTGCGGACACAAGTACATGAATGCCGCTGATCTTCACCCCTATAAGCTGGGCACCTGGCCCGGACACCTTCGATTCCTCGAAACCACCGAGAAAACATAACCCACCGCAACCAATAAATCCGTAAACACCGTATATAATCGAGAAAGGAGGCGCTTGCACCATGGAAGAGCAAGACATCTATATCCTGGAGCCGGAACCCTGGGAAAGGCAGCTGAATGAGTCTCCCCAGGCCTTTGAAGCGTTCGCCGCATACCGTGACATGGGAGCCGCGAGAAGTACAGCGAAAGTGTCCCGCCAACTGTGTAAAAGTGTATCGCTGATGAACAGATGGTCTTCTGAGCACGACTGGGTGAAGCGTGTCGCTGCCTGGGATGCTGAAAAGGACCGTGTGGCCCGTCAGTCGCAGCTGAATGACATCAAAGCCATGCGTGAACGTCATGCTGCCATCGCAAAAAAAATGATGGACACAGCGGACAGCGCCCTCAACAACATCAATCCGAACGATGTCTCTACGAACGAGATCGCCCGCCTGGTCGAAATCGCAAGTAAGCTGGAGCGCATTTCCCGTGGCGACGTGGGCGATGTCATCGAGGAGCGCGATGGTGGCGAAGCGGTATCCCCTGTTCAGATCTACGTGCCGGATAACGGCCGGGGCAAGGACAAGGACACATTCAATGACCTGACGGTATAACAACTGAATATCCTGGCTATTCTGCGATAACTCCAGAGAAGCCACAGCAAAAGAACAGATATAACCAGGAGGAACCACAGCATGAAATTAGGAAGCCTTTTTGATGGGTCGGGAGGATTCCCGCTCGCAGGAGAGCTTTGCGGCATAGAGCCGCGCTGGGCGGCTGAGATAGAGCCGTACCCAATCGCCGTTACAAGGGGGCGTTTCCCCTAACTTGGTACACCTTGGAAGTGTGACCGAGATCAACGGCGCAGAAATAGAAGCAGTAGATGTAATCACCTTTGGATCGCCGTGCCAGGATCTTTCCGTGGCTGGAAAGCGGGCAGGGCTGAAGCACTCAGCCAACGGCGACGATGAAACCACACGCAGCGGCCTATTCATGGAAGCCGTGCGAATCATCAAGGAAATGAGGAAAGCCACAAATGGAAAATATCCGAAGTATGCAATATGGGAAAATGTCATGGGCGCCTTCAGCTCAAATGCCGGCGACGACTTCCGTGTCGTCCTCGAAGAACTCGTCAAAATCTGCGAACCGGAAGCACCCCCGATACCTTCGCCTGGTAAAGCGGGATGGCCATACGCCGACTGCATCATGGGAAACGGATTCAGCCTTGCTTACCGTGTTTTCGATGCGCAATACTGGCCCGGCACCCCTCAACGCAGAAAACGTATCTACCTTGTCCTCGATCTTACAGGCGAATGTGCCGAAAAAATACTATTTGAGCGCGAAGGCTTGCGAGGGCATTCTGAGAAGAGCCGAGCGCCGTGGGAAGGAGCTGCCGGAGATCCTCAAGGCCGCTCTGGAACAGACGATCCAGAGAGCAGCATAATAGCCATCGATCAACAAGGCGGCAAAGGCAACGCAAATTATGCCGTCGATGTGATGCCTACACTTTGCAGCGATAGCCATGGCACCCCTCATGCGGTAGCATACGGTGTAACGAGCAAAGGTAATGGAGATAGCTTCATCTCAGAGGAACGGCATACCGCTTTATCTACAGGCGGAGGCCAACCGGGGCAGGGATATCCATGTGTGATGCAGCCCATAGCCTTCACCCAGAACCAGAGGGACGAACTGAGAGATCTGGGAGACAAAGCCGGAACCATACAAGCGGCGCCAGGAACGCATCAGCAGACCTTCATCATCGATAACATCGGAGGTCAAGCGGAATATGGAGTAGAAAGCACCGTAAACGGCACCCTTCGAGCTGGTGGGCTGGGCGCTATTTGCTACGATGCCAGAGGAAATGGTGATGGTAAAACCGTCAATACGATCACCGGTGACCACAACAACCGCATAACAGATTATAGCTCTGTGGTGGTGTATAACGGTGAGAACATCACAAATCCAACGAACAAAGCAAACCCACAACCCGGTGACCCATGCCACACACTTGGAACCGATAGCAGGAATCACCTCGTATACTGCCTCCAAGGAAACGTCATTGACAGAGCCAATTCTGCCAGATGCAATGGCGAAGGATGGAAAGAGGATGTGTGCTACACCCTGAATACCATCGACCGACCGGCTGTATCATACTCAACCGATGTCGGATTCTTTAATACCTGCGAGGATGTGTCCCCGACCATGCTTGCAAGGATGTACAAAGACCCTCACCTCGTATGCTACGAGGAAGAACCGCAATACATAGTCCGTCGCCTCACCCCTACCGAGTGCGCCAGACTGCAAGGCTTCCCAGACCGATGGGGAGACATACCACACAAAGAAAACCTCACGGACGAAGAGTACAGCTTCTGGCTGAACGTCCGAAACACCCACGCAGCCATCAACGGCAGAACTACGAAAGAATACACCAAGGATCAAATCCTCAAATGGTACAATAAACTTCACTCAGACAGTTCCGAATACAAAATGTGGGGCAATGGGATCGCCTTACCAAATGCCTTGTATGTCATGCAGGGCATAGCGGAGGCAATTAACCATGGTCGAGATCGATACGGAGAAGTGAAACAGAAAGGATAGCAGGACAGCATGATTAAATTGCTTATTGGCGGTTCCCCATGCACATTCTGGAGCATCGCCCAGAAGAATGGACGGGAAACCGAAGCAGAGGGCATGGGTTGGGAGCTGTTTAAGAACTACCTCATTGCCAAGGAAAAATTCCAGCCGGACTTTTTCCTTTACGAAAACAACAAATCGGCAGCACAAGCCATCAAGGATCAGATATCACATGAGCTGGGTGTGGATCTCATGCACATCAATAGTGCGCTGGTATCCGCGCAGAACCGTCAGCGATTCTACGCATTCAACTGGACGGTGGATCAGCCGGAGGACCGCGGCATTTCGCTGAACGAAATTCTGGAAGATACACCCGATGAAATAGGCTGCAAAGTTTCCGGAGTCGGATATAGAAACCGCAGAGAGAGCGACGGAAAGCTGTATAGGCGTTTTGAAACAGACGGCAATCCCAAATCCAACGCTCTGACAACGGTGGACACCGATAGTATGGTTTGCATACCCGCTCACAGCGTCGCACTCCGCGGACGGGACCACAGATCTGCTTACGAAGTGAGCACCGGCGAAAAAGCGAATGCTCTCACGGGAAGTACCCAGCAACGGCGCATTATAAGACCTGCTGGAAAATTGCAAGACGGTATCACTTACGAGGTACATAATGGCCTTATTGAAATAAAAGGGAAAGAGTACCCCATCAATTTACCGGACGGCAGCTATGTGATGCGGCATCTGACCCCGATAGAGTGCGAACGCCTACAGACGCTCCCTGATGGCTACACCGCCTGTGTGAGCAAAACCCAGCGACGGAAGGCTTTGGGCAACGGTTGGACGGCGGAGGTGATTATTCACATCCTGAACGGCGCTCTGGCAAACGTTCCTCGGGACGAGGAGATTGTGGTGCTGTCCATGTATGACGGTATCGCTACCGGTCGGTATTGCTTGGACAAGATGGGCTTCACCAACGTGCGCTATTACGCCTACGAGATCGATAAGTACGCAATGCAAGTCGCATTATCGAATTACCCGGACATCATCCATTGCGGTGATGCGTTCGATCTGAGAAACCCGGATTGGACAATTAACTAACAATCAGCAAACAGTCAACCAACCATTTTCGTGACCCCACGAAAATGATATCAAGATATCAAACCGCGCCCGGCGGGATCCGGGCACCATGGATCAGCGGGGTGTGGCACCCATCTGCACAAAAGCTGCAGAAAGAGTCGGTTCGATTCCGGTCTGTTCCACCATGCGTGTGGCTCACGCACCCTTGAAACGATACATAGGGGAAAAGGGCTCTCTGTTTCTGTGGTGCAGCACGCAACAGAGGTGGCGACATAAATTATTAGATTGGCTGGCTCCGGCTTATAAAATCGAACGGATGCGACCGATGCACCGGCGCAGGGCTGAAAAGTTCCGTGATATTCCTTGGTATGGCTCTGGAATCGCAGAGCGAGGCGAAAAGGCCACCTGCAACGCGAGCGAAAGAGGCCGGCGGGTGGATAGAAGGATAATTGTGGAGTGGTACCGGCGGAGCTGAGGTTCCAGGCCGGTGTGTAGTTCACAGTGGTTACAGACCATACCGGGGATATGGTGAAAAGGAATACCCAGGAAAAGGAGAATATGCCGCTGTAGCTGCAGCGGTTAGAGCAACTGACTTGTAATCAGTAGGTCGTGGGTTCAAATCCCACCAGCGGCTCCACCGGGCATAGCCCGGCATAATGTCCTCCTTTTTCTGTTTTCTGACGGCCCGGAAAGACGGGAAGACCTGGGGCGATGGTTATCTATCGCCCTGGGCACCTACGTCGGCGTAGCTCAATGGTAGAGCACCTGCCTTCCAAGCAGGCAACGCGGGTTCGATTCCCGTCACCGGCTCCACTTGCTTTCATTCTTTTTCTCCTCTCCTAATGGCGGCTCGGAAAGACGAGAAGTGCCGTGCAGGCCTGGTAAACCTGCACGGTGCGCCATTACGCTCATGTAACTCAGCTGGTAGAGTAACGGATTTTTAATCCGTGAGTCGCGGGTTCGATTCCCTCCATGGGCACCAAAATACGTAACTATACTTTGCATATTTTCCGGCAAAGATGAAAGTTTGAGCATCAAAACAGAAAAATACGCAAATTGAAAGGGGGCGATGCCATGATTATTCGTCCGCAGCCGAAGCAGGAGGAATTCCTGAGCAATCCGGCAGACATCATCATTTATGGTGGAGCCGCGGGCGGTGGTTAGCAAGGTAAGACATACGCCCTCCTCTTGGAAGAGTGCCGCAACAGCGACAACCCACGATTCAACTCGGTAATCTTCCGTAGAAATAACACACAGATCTTCACGAACGGCGGTCTCTGGGATTCCGGCATGGCTCTGCTCCCTCTGATCGGCGCACAGCCGAAGAAAACCCCGAAACCGTCCTTCATCTTCCCATCCGGCGCAAAGGTAACATTCGACCACCTGGAACGTTACAGCGACTGCCTCTCTTACCAGGGCTCGCAGATCGTCTTCATCGGCTTTGACGAGCTGACCCACTTCGACGAGGATGTCTTCTGGTATATGCTGTCCCGTAACCGTTCGGACTCCGGTATTCCCGGCTATGTCCGAGCTACCACCAACCCTGACCCTGACTCATGGGTCCGCACATTCATTGACTGGTGGATTGGCCCTGATGGTCTGGCTATCCCGGAGCGCAGCGGCAAGATCCGCTGGATGATCCGAATCAACGGCGAGGTGGTCTGGGGCAATTCCCGGATGGAGCTGCTGCAGCGGCAGTTTGATGGTGACATCACCGCCGTGGACAAGAGCCACACATCGACGGATGAACTGTTCGTTCCGGATCCAAAGGACAGCAAGATCCAGATCATCGTCAAGCCCGGTGTGGAGGGCACACTGTACATAGCTACTCAGACAAAGCAGTTCTTCCAATGGTCAGGCGGTGAGTACCGGGAGCTGATGCCCCCGAAGTCCGTGACCTTCATCTGCTCCACATTGCAGGACAATGCCATCCTGATGAAGAATGACCCGAGCTACCTGGCCAACCTGAAGGCCCTGCCCCTCGTTGAACAGGAGCGGCTGCTGGGCGGCAACTGGAACATCCGTCCTGCTGCTGGCCTTTACTTCCCTCGTGACAAGGCGAAGCTCATTGACGAGATACCGGATGACCTGGTGCGTGTTGTCCGCGCATGGGACCTTGCAGGCACAGAGGACAAGAAGAACAACAACCCCGAGGACGGCCCCGCATACACGGCCGGTGTGCTGATCGGCAAGCGCAAGAGCGGAAAGCTGGTTGTCCTCGACGTTATCAATAAGCGGCTCAATGCCAGCGATGTGCGAAACCTGGTATTGACCACCGCACGAGCTGACAAGGCAGCATATAAATCCAAATACAGAATCCGCATGAACCAGGATCCCGGCCAGGCCGGTGTGGATCAGAAGGAACAGTACATAAAGCTGCTGTCCGGCTTCAGCGTCAACATCGAGCGAGAGTCCGGCAGCAAGGAAGTCCGCGCGGAGCCGCTGTCTGCTCAGTGGATCAACGGCAATGTGGAAGTCCTGAACAGACCATGGACATCAGAGTACCTGGCCCAGCTGGACGGCTTCCCAGACCGGAAGTTCAAGGATATGGCCGATGCCAGCAACACAGGCTTCCTGGAGCTGGAGAAGTTCAACACCGTATCCGTACCGAAGGACAACAGTGCCCTGGCCAAGCAGAGCTACTGGTTCAAGAATTAAGAAAGCAGGTGACAACAAGGAATGAGCGAGGAAATCGTGAAAGCCGAATCCGGCGAAGTGAAAACCGAAACCGGGCAAGCCGAGACCGCCAGAAGAATTAGCGGCAAGGAAATCGGCCGAATCGGTCAGCAGCGCTTTGGCATACACGGCAATGAATCCATCTTCATGGAGGAGTTCCTGCCTGAGCTGCAGGGCGACAAGGCTGTCCAGACCTATACCGAGATGATGGACAACGATGCGACCATCGGCGGTGTGTGGTTCGCCATTGAGATGCTGATGCGTAACACCGACTTCCAGATCGAGCCCGGCGGTGACTCCGAAATCGACAAGGAAGCGGCAGATTTCGTAGAATCCTGTATGTACGACATGGAGGAGACGTGGCCGGAGTTCCTGTCCGAGTGCCTGTCCTTCCTGCCCTACGGATGGAGCTACCATGAGATCGTGTACAAGCGCCGCATGGGCAGAAGCAACAATCCCAAAACCAACAGCAAGTACAGCGACGGCCTGGTCGGTTGGCGGAAGCTCCCCATCCGCGCCCAGGACACGCTGATCGGCTGGGAATACCAGCCGGACTCTGATGACCTGACCGGCATGACCCAGATGCCGGCTCCCGACTATGTCAAGGTCACCATCCCTCTCAATAAGGCGCTGCACTTCAAGACCCGATCCCGCAAGAACAACCCGGAAGGCCGCAGCATTTTCCGCAATGCCTACCGTGCATGGTACATAAAGAAGCGCCTGGAGGAAATCGAATCCTACGGCATGGAGCGGGACCTGGCAGGCTTCCCTGTCCTGTATGCTCCCGCAGGCATCAACATCTTCGACCCTGACGATCCCGAAATGGTTCGGCTCCTGGCCTATGCTCAGAGCCTCGTGTCCGGCATCCGCCGCGATGCGATGGAGGGCATCGTGCTGCAGAACGGAACCCCGGATTCCCCCGGTTGGAAGCTGGAGCTGCTGGCATCGTCCGGCAAGCGGCAGTTCGACACCAACGCCATCATCGAGCGCTGGGACAAGCGAATTGCTACCACGGTCCTGGCTGACTTCGTTATGCTCGGTCAGCAGCAGGTCGGATCCTTCGCCCTGGCTGACAGCAAGACGAAGATCTTCGCTTTGGCAATCGGCGCCTACCTGGAAGTCATCTGCGAAGTGTTCAACAACCAGGCCATCCCCCGCCTGATCGATGCCAACGGCGACAAGTTCAAGGGCATCACCGACTATCCCGTCATGACCCATGGTGACATTGATGAAGTGGACATGGTACAGCTCTGCACCTACATCGAGAAGCTGGTGGGCGTCGGTCTGCTGACACCGGACGAGGAGCTGGAGAAGATGCTCCGCCGCGCGGGCAACCTGCCTGAGAAGCTGGAAACCGACACCCCCAAGGAGATGCAGCCCGGCGAGGATCCCAACGCAGACCCCAACGCGGAAACCCCTGAAAGCAAAACAGTCTACAAGGTGAAGAACATCCTTCGTGATTACACAAAGGGTGAAAGCACCCGTGATGCTGCAACTGAATTGCTTCGGGATATCGGCCTGGATGACAAGAAAATCAACTTCCACCTGAACGAAGCGGATAAGATTCGGGCAGAACAGGAGAAGCGGAAGCAGGAAGACGCGAAGCTGAAAGCGCAGAATGCCGCTCAGAAGCCCGGGAAGGCACCTCAGAACCGTCGGAAGAAGAAACAGGAAGAAACACCTGTGGACGACGAAGAGGACGCGAGAAAGGCTCAGGAGGCCAAAAAGAGCCTGGGAAGGGAGTGACCTGAATGGCAGGATTCTATAAAACCGGAGAGACGAAGAAACGTCCCGGTGTGTACATGCGGATCGTCAACCGTGGAGCGGATGCAGTCAGCGCGGAGATCACCATCCCTGCAGCACCGACCCCTCCGGAGCTGACGGAAGAGCTGATCGTGTCGTACAGAGCGGGAGTCGTGCGGCTCACACTTCCGCTCGGCTGCACTGTTACTCACGATGGATCTGGAAACGTAACACTGTCCGGTCTGGAATCGGTAGTGTATGACGATGAAGGAAATGTAACGATAGGAGGTTAAACATGGCAACAGAACTGAAAAAGCTCACGGTCGATGCCAGCAACGGCTCATTCACATTTGAAGTCGTTGACGCAGAGGCCCGTGAGAAAGCAAACGCGGCGAAAGCCGCTGCCGAGGCCATCAAAGTGCCCACGGCTCTGCCCAACCCGAACACGCTGACCTTCACCGGCGGCGCAACGGGCACCTATGACGGATCCAAGCCCGTCACCATCAATATCCCGACCGGAGGTTCCGGTGAACCTGGCGGTGCGAATGTGACCCTCGACACCACCCTGACCCAGAGCGGACAGGCGGCTGATGCTGCGGCTACCGGCGCGAGATTGACCGCACTGGAACAGCTGGGCGGCATCACCGTCATGGAGCCTGCGGACGATGATATCCCCAAGGTCTTTTTCGGTGATGCACTTCAGCAGACCAAGGACGAAAAGGTGGTATCTTTCCGCTATATCTCCAAAACACAGGACATTTCCGGTTATGCTGAAATCAAGGCACAGGGCAACAGTTCCATGAACTATCCCAAGAAGAACCAGACCGTCAAAATGTTTGCGGATAAAGAATGCGCCGAAAAACTGAAGGTCGATTTCAAGGGATGGGGCAAGCAGAACAAGCACGTTTACAAGGCGAACTGGATTGACCTGAGCCATGCCCGAAATGTGGTGTCTGCCCGTCTGTGGGGCGATATCGTGAAAACCCGTGCCAACTATGCGGAACTGCCTGAACTGCTGAGAACGTCCCCCAATCAGGGTGCAATCGATGGATTCCCGGTCACGGTCTATGCGGCTGGTGTGTATCAAGGCAGATATACCCTGAACATCCCGAAAGACAAGTGGATGTCTAACATGGATGATAAGCTGGATACCCATTGCATCCTGTGCGGTGAAGGCTATAAGTCTGGCTGTTTCCGTGAAGCATCTGTAATACAGTGGACGGATGAAATCCATGACGCAATGCCCGACTCTATCAAGAACCGCTGGATTGAGGTTATCAATTTTGTAATGAACAGTACCGATGATGAGTTCAAGGCGAATTTGGGGAATTACTTCGATGTGCCCAGCCTGATCGACTATCACCTTTTCGGTCTGGCATCCTGTGGCATTGATGCCTATGGCAAGAATCAGCTTTACATGACCTTTGACGGTCAGACGTGGATTGCATCCATGTATGACATGGATAGTACATGGGGTTTATATTGGAACGCAAGTATGTTCCTTGCAACGGATTATCCCCGTACAAGCTATGAGGATTACCTGAACGATAGCAAGGAAGGAAATCTTCTTTATATCCGTCTGGAACAGCTTTTCAAGGATGAACTTCAGGCACGGTGGGCAGAACTGAAATCCGGTGCGCTGTCTATCGAGAACGTAATCAATCGGTTTGAGCGATTCACCGACATTGCCCCGGCTGAACTGATCAAAGAGGACTACGCAAACACCACTGGTGGTGGAGCATATACCGGAATCAAACAGCAGACCACCAACAATATTCAGCAGTTGCGTGGGTTTGCACTTGCAAGAATCGCATGGACGGATAAATATATTGCCGGACTTACTGGTGAAGTTGTTGAGCCTGACGAACCCGATATTCCCACTTCTGTACCGTGTACCGGAATTTCCCTGTCTGCATCCGAACTGACCTTTACGGCAGAGGGAACACAGGCACTGACCGCAACCGTACAGCCGACAGACACCACGGATATTGTGGTTTGGAGCAGTGATGCACCCGATATTGCGAGCGTGGAAAATGGCGTTGTTACTGCCAAGGCAAACGGCAGCGCAGTGATTACCGCAACCTGTGGCGAACAGACCGCAACCTGTGCTGTGTCTGTCAGCGGAATTGTTGACACTGCGGTATATAGTTTGGCGGAAACTACCGTGGATTCTACCACCATGATAGATACCGGCATCATGCTGATGGATGAAGATAAAGATTATACTGTATTCATGGATTTCACGCCTCCTGCATGGGATGATATTACCGGAGAACGGTACTTTATGGACGCTGGTGGTCCTGCTCCTGATTATTTCGGCTGGTCATGGTGGAAAAACGGAAACTCTGGCGGAGCTGCATTTCATGGTGTTAGTGGTACCGTGCGCCTTTGGAGCGGCACGTATTGGGGTACTCGCCATAAGCTGGTTATTCGCTGCTCTGGTGGCTCCGTGAGTTATACCTGCGACGGTAAAACCGAAATGATTGCAGCTACGCTCACTAGACCCGGAAACCACACATCCACGCTGAAAATCGGTGGCTCCGCCGTGCTGAAGGGAACCATTCACAGTGCAAAGGTCTGGTTTGAAGCCAAGACGGACGAAGAATGTCTGGCTATGGTGAATGGCTAACCATCCGAACGTCAACCAAGGGGGTGGAAACACCCCCACCACAAGAAAGGAAAGGACGTGAAAGCAGATGATTGAACTCGAAGGAGGAGCGCGGATCCTCAAACAGTGGTCTCTGAACAAAAGAGTCATCATCGACAACTTCCTGCCCGGTACCCGCGTGGAGGTCATCAAGAAGTATGACAACAAGGACAGCGCACTGCCCGTGATGGCATACGAGGACGGAGGCCATGTGGTAGCTGACATCCCCAACATCCTCCTCCAGACTCCGGGATACATCCGTGTGTACGTCCTGCCGTCTGCGGAAGATGCTGAGCATAATCCTGAGATCAAGGATTTCAAAGTCACCAGGGAAGAGAAGCCGGAAGACTACGTTTACACGGAAACCAAGACCGTTTCCTTGCAGGCTCTGGAGAAGCGCGTGAGGGAGCTGGAACTGAACGGCGGTCAGGGAACTGTCAAGAGTATCAACGGCATGGAGCCTGATAAAAATGGCAACCTGGATCTCGTGACCGGCATCGGCAGAAAAGTGGATGGTAAAGTTCAAACGCCTTACGATCCAAACGAGGCCGGCGACTTTGAATACATCTACGAAGACCCGGTGGAAGCGCTGCCTGGCGCGGAAATCCTCAACGACTACGATAACAACATCGCTGTCGGCTACATGTCACAGGCGTCCGGCTACCAGACCCAGGCTATCGGCAACTACAGCAAGGCTGAAGGATGGTGGACGAGAGCCGACGGGCAGTGCTCCGTTGCTTCCGGTCTTCTGTCCAGAGCTTCCGGCCACTTTACCCACGCAGAAGGCACCAGAACCCTGGCGTCCATTAACAATGCCCACAGCGAAGGCGACATGACCAAAGCGACCGGCAGACAGAGCCACAGCGAAGGCCAATCCACGGTGAGCAGCGGTTTCTGCTCCCATTCAGAGGGCAGTGCCACGGTATCTTCCGGCTATTACAGCCATGCCGAAGGATTGGGAACTACTGCAAAAGGCAAAAACCAAACAGCAATGGGAAAATACAACATTGCTGATACCTCAAGTTTGCTGATTGTAGGCAAAGGCTCTGCAAGTAATCTCAGTAACGCATTCACCGTGTCCTCTTCAGGCACGGGATGGTTTGCAGGGTCGGTAACAAGCCTCGGCGCCGACTACGCTGAGTTCTTCGAGTGGGAGGACGGAAACCCCAACAAAGAGGATCGTGTCGGAATGGCGGTCACTCTGGTCGGCGATAAGATCCGGATCGCAAACGCACAGGACGACATCCTGGGCTTTATCACCGGTACCGCGATGGTCCTTGGCGATAACGCAGAGTACGAATGGAAGTACAAATACCAAATGGACGACTACGGCCGCATCTTATACGAGGATCCCGTGGAGGAGTTCGTCGAGTATATGGACTACGAGCAGGGAGTTGTCGTAAGAGAATCCATCGGCTTCTGTGTACACCCAAAGCTGAGCCCGGAGTACAATCCCGACGAGGAATACGTCAGCCGCGAAAAACGCAAAGAGTGGGATCCGGTCGGCCTTATCGGCAAGCTGCGAGTCAATGACGACGGCAGCTGCACACCGGGCATGTATGCCAAGGTCACAGATGGCGGAATCCTGACCCACAGTGAGGAAAAGACGAACATGAGAGTGATGCGTCGTATTTCCGACCATGTTGTTCTCATGATGATGAAATGATGAACAATTATTCAAGGAGGAAACTATGAAAAAGATTCTCGCACTCCTGCTGGCCGTGCTGCTGATCCTGGCCATGGTCATCCCCGTATTCGCTGTCACCCCCGATCTGGATGTCCCCGACATGCCTGAGATCCCCGACATCTCCGATGACGTGGAAATCGAGCTGCCCGATGGCATCTTTGACGACTACATCCCCGACATCGACATCGACATTGAACTGCCCGAAGATCCTACTGAACCTCCCGCAGAACCTCCCATCGAGCCGCCCTATTTTAATTATTGCGAATTCCTGAAAGGCTGGTTCGAGTGGTGGATGCACGTCATCCGGTGCCGCTGATATGGTTAAGGACTGCACCGAATGTGCAAAAAATGCACAATGCCTTGAACGCATCAAAGAGGGGACTGTGGTGTACTGCGGCAGCTCACTCTGCAAACCTACCCCGAAAGCATAACCCCAAGCCCCTCCTGTCCGGAGGGGCTTCACCAAAAGGAGGAAACATCATGGCAACATTCAAAATCGCACTCTCCGCAGGCCACGGAAAAAACACCGCTGGCAAGCGTTGTATGAAGAAACTGGATCCCAACCAGACCCGCGAGTGGGTGCTGAATGCCCGCATCGCTGAGAAGATCGAGAAGCTGCTGTCCGGCTATACCGGCTGGGAGCTGCTGCGTCTGGATGACCGCACCGGGGAAAAGGATATCGCACTGAAGACCCGCACCAGCTCCGCCAATGCCTGGGGCGCTGACTTCTATCTTTCCATCCACCACAATGCCGGTGTGCTGGGCGGCAAGGGCGGCGGCATCGTGGCCTATGTCTACACCAACCCCTCCAATGCCTCCATCGTCTGGCAGAATGAACTGTACAGCGAGCTGATCGCCGAAACCGGCCTGCGCGGCAACCGCAGCAATCCTCTTTCCAAGGCAAACCTCCACGAATGCCGTGTGCCGAAGATGCCCGCTGTTCTGCTGGAGCTGGGCTTCATGGACAGCAAGACCGACGTGCCGATCATCCTGAGCGAGAAGTATGCTGACCAGTGTGCGGAAGCCATCGTCCGTGTCATCGCCGAGCAGGGCAAGCTGGTGAAGAAGTCCGGAAGCGCAGGCAGCACCGCTCCCCAGGACAAGGTAGAGGAGAAACCCAATGCCGAAATCAAGGTGGAAGGCGCTAAGGAAAAGGATGCGTCCCTGAAGGGCACCTATGTGGTCAAGTCCTCTGATGGCTGCCTGAACCTCCGCGCCGGTGCTGATTACAGCAAGGCCCTGATTGAAACAATGAAGAACGGCACAAAGGTCAGCTGCTACGGCTGGCATACCGGAGACTGGCTGCTGGTCATTGCTGAATCCGGGAACGCAGGCTTCTGCCATCGCGGGTATCTGGAGAAGATGTCATGAGCAGATGGTTGGAACACGAACACGATACATACCGCGAAGAGATCGCTGACATGGAGGAGTGCAAGCATCTGATAAACGAGGTCTGCACCAACCCTGACAGCGATCAGTGCTGCGATTTCCCGCACTACGAATACTGCCTATACAGCTGTCCTCACTTCACCAAAGAGGACGGATTGCTTGCAAAGTGAGGTATTGCTTGCAAGTAACTTGCAAGTAATATCAAGTAATATCAAGTAACAAGCGATAAAACAAGCGACACAACAAGTAACAAGCGATAAAACAAGCGATACAACAAGAGGAGGAGCACCATGGGCCTTGTATATCACAACGGAAGATTCATTCCGGAGGAGCATATTGAGAAAGCAAATGCACAGGCCGAGGTGCTTCGCATTCTCCGTTCATTCCTGGATGCAAATGAGCCTGGCCTGGTCCGGTTCCTGGTCAACACCTTTCGATCCCAGGGCCAGGCCATCACCTACAAGGAGATCCGGGAAGCAATTCTGAGCGGGGACATTGATCCCCAGTGGCTGGATGACTGGATGAAGGACTATGCCAAGCTGGTCGAGAAGGTCATGCGCCCTGCCTGGGAGAAAGCCATTGAGGCAGGCTTCACAGACAGAGCGCAGAAGTTCCCGGGTTTCTACTTCAACCCCATGGCTGACGGTGTCCGCGCCTGGGCATCCAACCACGCAGCGGAATTTGTCACCAACGTATCCACGTCCCAGATGGAAGGACTCCGGGCGGTCATCCGCCGGGCGGTCAGCCTGGAGGACATGAGCGTTGACGAGCTGGCCAGAGTGATTCGGCCCATGATCGGCCTGACCAAGCAGCAGAGCAGCGCGGTCATGAACTACTACCAGAAGCTCCGGGAGAAGGGTGTCACACCCAAACGGGCAAGGGAGATGGCCATCCGGGATGCTGCCCGCCGCCACAGATCCCGCGCTTATGACATCGCCCGGACGGAACTGGCAACCGCGTACAACACCGGTGCTCACGAAGCAATCATAGAAGCCCAGGCAAAGGGATATCTGGGACGCATGGTCAAGGTGTGGAGTACGGCCGATGATGAGCGAGTATGTCCGACATGCGGGGCATTGGAAGGCAAGAGAATTGCTATGGACGAAGAGGTTGAAGGCATCAGCAGTTCCTGGAGTACCCGTCGCCATCCGCCTGCACATCCGGGATGCCGCTGTGCGGTCATGTATGTCCCCGATGAAAAGCCTGAAAAAATTATGTAAAGGCAATTCAAAATTCAAAATATTGTAGTATAATGGCCATATCGGGTCATGAACCTAAATCAGAACCCAACACAGCCGGTACACGGCTGTCATACATAAACTCCACAGCAACACCCCATTATCAACACCGCTCTTTACCAGAAGGAGGCCAGAAACATGGCAGCTAAGACCTTCGCAGATATCCTGAAATTCAACCCCTACCACGACGAGCGCGGCAGGTTCACCACCGCCGACGGTGCCAACCAGGTCACCATCCGTACCAGGGATCCCAGCAAGCAGCATTTGGCCGACCGCGTTATCGCAAGAGAAAAAGAGCGGGAAGCTGCGGAAGCTGCTGCCGGAACCGGTGAAACCCCGCAGATGAAAGCCATCCATGACATCGAGGATAAGATCCGCAACCAGGACTACGAAAGCGCAGCCTGCGTTGATAAGGACGGCAATGTGCTGTTCTTCAAGGATGGCGAGCAGAGTCAGGTCGCATTCACACCGGAAGAGTGCAAGCTGATGGCAGGAAACGCTCTGACGCACAACCACCCCAGCAGCACTTCCTTCTCCGTTGAGGACGTGGATTGCTGGCTGGCAAATGATATGCAGGAGATCCGTGCCACCAACCGGCTCGGCATCACCTACAGCCTCAGCCGTGGTGAAGACTTCGATAAGAGCATCGGTGAAAACTTCGCCGTCGCATTCCATATCAATCGGAACAAGGCTCTCCGCGAAGCTCAGCAGACGCTGGATAACAAGGGCTATCCGGATAAGATCGCAAGAGGCGAAATCTCCATCGATCAGGCGAATGCAGAGTTCCGTGATATCTTCAACACGGTAATGATCGACTTCTGCACGAAGAGAGCCCCCGACTACGGCATCAACTTCTCCATTGAGAAGCGGGAAGTCACTAAGAGCGCCGGTACCACTGCGTTCACGGCCAAGGCCGAGGATGGAAGCAAGATTGCCTGGATCCTGGACAAGGATAGCGAAGCAGAGATCGATGCTGCCTTCAACGAGTGGCTGGACAGCGCATCCAAGGATGACGACGGCGTTCGGAAGTTCAACCCCTATCATGACCGGATCGGCAGGTTCACCAGCGCAGGATCCGAAACCTCCTTCACTTATGCTCCCGGTAAAAGCGCAGCCCACGACAAGGCCATTGAGCGGCACAAAGAGCGCATGGCTGCCGTTGCTCCCACCGAAGCACAGGAAAAGACCCTGAAAGGCATTGAGTCCCGTACCCGCAATCTGAAAAAAGAGCAGTTCCGAGTCGTTGACCGGGAAGGCAACGTCGTCATGCAGAAGCAGGGCGACAGGAATTCTGTTTCCTATACCCGCGGCGAAGCCCGGGACAACTTCCCCGGAAATGCGACCATCCACAACCACCCGGACGGCGGCACATTCTCCTCCGCGGACCTGTCCGACTTCGGATACGGTGCGACAGAGATCCGCGCGGCATCCCCCGAGGGCACCTACAGCCTCCGAAATCTTAATTATAAGACCAAGTGGACCAAGGAGCAGAAAGGCTGGGTGGATATGCGAGATGACCTCGATGCAGCGGCCCAGGGCTTCAAGAATGACCGGCAGCTGAAGAAAGAGCTGAGAGGCCCC